ATGGGTTTTGAACAACTTGCCGAGCTGAGAGACCGTCTGCGCGCACAGGCGGCGCAGGCGAAACCGGCTCAAACCAAAAGCTCCGCGGGACGCGCGAAGAAACGTGAAGCCGTCGAGCCGGGAGTCGAGGCTATCTGGAGGCTGCAACGGCATTTCCCGCTGGCGTTTCCGAAAAGCCCCGCGGCCAAGGTTCCGCTCAAGCAGGGCATCCTCCAGGATGCGCAGCAGCATCTCGAGCTACTGGGAATCACCGCCGAACAACTGAAACAGGCCATCGCCACCTGGTGCCAGGGCAGCCGCTACTGGAGTTGCATGGTGGAAGATGCGCCGCGACTGGATCTGCAAGGCCAGGTTGCCGGCAAGGTAACCGCCGAGCAGGCGGTGTATGCGCGGCGGCAGGCGTCTCGCCGACAGCGCGAGCAGATGCGCGAGAAGCGCGCCAAGCGTGCGCAGGCAGATAGCGAAGCAGCGGCCGCCACGGAGGCGCCGACACCTGAAGCGTCCGCAACCGAAGCGAGCCCCGAGGCGAACTGATTACCGGGGCAGGGCGCGTCGGATCCTGACGCGCCTCTCGGTTGCCGGTCGCTGCGGGCCCATTTCGCGGACGTCTGGGCCCGTTTCTCCCGGCTTGTGCTACGCAATAGCCTGATCTGCAAAGTTTTTTTCGTAGAGCGCTTGCCAAGCCCGGCGAATCCGTCCATAATTGCGTCCATTCCAGCGATGGGTGAGCTAAAAATCTTTTTAAATCAAAGGGTTATAAGTTCAAAGTCGCGCCAGGAAAGAGATTTCAGCGATATGCCAAACGCATGTCGCTTCGCTCAAAGGCTGAGTAGCAGAGTGGTTATGCACCGGATTGCAAATCCGTGAACGCCGGTTCGATTCCGACCTCAGCCTCCAACAGGAAAGCCCCGTAGCTCAGTGAGTTACGGGGCTTTTTTCTTGCCTAGGAAAGCGGATCATTTCCGCAATTCTCCGATCATTTCCGCAACGCCTCCTCACTTCGTCGGGCTTACCACCTCGCCGACGCGTCGGTAAACGTTCTTCGTGATCTGCTCCTTTGTGTGGCCAAGCAGCTTGCTTGCGTCGGCCAGGTTCTCGATTTCGCTGGCTGCCTTGGGGCGAATATCGCTGAAGCGGAACTGCTTGATTCGTTCAGCAAGCGGCTCGTCTCGGGCGGCCACTGCTTGGGCGGCGGCTTCTGCTCGCGCCTCGTCCCAGCGATTTCGCATCATGGCGTAGCTCATGCGGAGGCCTGATGGGTTCGTAATGAGGCGCGAACTGGTAATGCCGGCCAGTTTCCGGCGCTCGAACAGGCCGTCGATGAACACGCCCAGCCCTGTTGGCTGTTCGCCATCGAGCAAGCGAATCCTGAGCTTCTTTCCTGTCTTGCCCTGGGCAACCAGCAGGAACTCGCCTGCCAGATCGCCTGTTGAGACTTTCAGCGTGTCCGCAGGTCGCTGGCCGGTGAGATAGGCTAGATCCATCGCATCTCGAAGCTCCTGGCAGGCGTGAGCGTAGACCGCTTCCCAGACATCGTCGGAGGCATAGTAGTCCCTGGCCTTCTCCTTGTTCCGTCGCACCCGGGCGCAGGGGTTTTCGCCATCGATGTAGCCCCACTCCCTCGCGAGCGTGAAGACATGCGAGAGTAGTGCTATCTCCCGGTTTCCACGAGTTTTCGCCGTCCTGGCATCGCGGTACTGGGCGACCACCTGAGGAGTAATTGCCGTGATCGGCGCGCTATCAAAGGCTTTCCGTAGTTGCCTCAGTTCGGCTTGATTGTCCGATTGGGTACGCGGCGCCTTCGTCGGGACGACCTCGCGCTCGTAGCGATCGAACAGTTCTTTCATGTAGCGCACGATCTTCGGCGTTGTCGTCCGCTCGAGGCGAGCCCATTCGGCGCGCGCCTCGTTCAGGTCGCTACCCAGCGGAATCTCCTTTCGATTTCCCTCCTCGTCTCGGCCGTTGTAGTAGTAGCCGATCCAGACTTTCCCCGATTTCAATTTTCGGACACGCTTCAACATGCGGGGCGGCATGTCTCGGTTCGTAGACTTCGGCCGCATATCAGGACACGTTCGACAGGTCGAGCGACCAGGCGGGGTCGGAAACTGTGGTTCTTGTGGGATGAACGCCTGCCAGACGCAACCGTGCATACACCCGTCCGACTATGGGGCGGCCCGCTGCGTTGGTTTCATAGTTCCAATGGTGATTTTCGAGCCATTCGATCTGTTTGCTCACGACCTTCTTTCCAACTAATTCAGTGAGTTCGTCAGGGGATAGAAACTCTGAAAGGGACATCGCTGTTCCCTCATGAAATAGCGGCCCTTTCCGTTGGGCCGCGGGCATGGATGATTTCAGGTAGGATGCACCGGCTCACCGGTGACGGGACCAGCCTTGGCGGGCATGTGCCCCTGATCCGGTGGGCTTTCGCTGGGCGAAGGTCTGGCCGGAAACGGCTTTCCCGCCAGGATGCCGAGGGCGTCGGTGGCGCGCTGGACGATGTTGAGCGCCACCTGCAGCGCCGCCACGTCGTCTTGCATGCGCATGAGCGCGGTCATCTTGGGCCGGTGCTCGGCACATACTCTGTCGCGAAGCTGACCGGCGGCGCGGCGAACAGCGTCGGCCGTACCGTGGTGCTGGAGCACCAGGGCCATGACCAGTACCACGTCGACGCTGTGCATCTGCATCGTGGTTGTGCGAAGGAGCCAGCGGGGAAGTGCGATGCCTGGTTTCTGCTTCATACGAAACACCCCGTCTGCCAGGCCGCCAGCGTGCGAACGATCGGGAATATCTCCACCAGCCCCACCACGGCCAGGCCGAGGGCGGCGATGATGCCGAGGGCGGTCAGTGCTCTACGCATCGCGCGGCCCTCCCTGAGTCGCCGTTGCCCGGTCGAGACGTTCGATCTCGGCGAGCGCCAGGGCGCAGGCCTTGACCAGATCGCGGCGTGGAGTGGTCGGCTTCCACGAATCTTTGTCCCAAGGCCAGAACAGTGCAGCGCCATTTTGACGACCGTCCGGCCAGTCCGTGCCGATTCCGCCGGCGTGGAGCGCGTAGCAGCCGGCTGCCTGGGCCATCTGTCCATCGGCGTGCTCGTCGTCGTGCTCCGGCGTCCAGCCCTCGGCGGTGATCTGCCGGCGGCGTTCGGCTTGAACATCGAGCCATGCCTGCGGCACCAAGTTGCCGGGCGCGTCGGCGATAGTCCCGACACCATCGCAACGCTTGCAAATGGTTGACGGCGACTCATCTATTCCAGTCCCGAGAGTGCCTTCGCCTTCGCAGCGTGGGCACATAACGGGCTCTGGCGCTTTCTTCGCGAATGGAGATGCAGCAATCGACGCATTCAGCGCGTGGCCTGCATTCAATAGGGTGCCGCGATTGGTTACGGTCAGGCTGCGTTTCAGCGCTTCGACCATTTCCAAAGTTGCGTCAGCAGGGACAATCACCAAGTCTTGCAGCTGTCCACCCAGGATGGCGTCTACGTTCACGCCTGACACGGACAATCGAGACAGAAGATTGCGCGCAGTGTGAAGTTCGCCGAAGTTCATTTGCATCAGCGCCTCAAGCTCCGCGACCCTGGCCAGGGCGGCGTCTCGCTCTTTTTCGCAGCGCCCCCAGCCGTTCGTTGCGCTACCGAGCTTGAAGATCAGCTCGGTGTTGCGCTCTCGCTGAGATTGAAGCTCTGCCCGCAGTGCTTCGACTTCGGCCGGGGCGGCCTTCAGTTGATCCTCCAAGCGCTTGGCATAGCCGCGAATGCCTTGCACGGTCCAGCCACCATCGATGGCGTCTTGCGGCAGCCCTTCGCAGATGCGCTCGAGCTGGCGCAGGCGCCCGGCGATCTCGTTCTTGTGGTCTTGCTCCTGTTCGGCCAGATACTGCCAGTGCTGGACAGCCGGCCAGGGGGAGGGAACGACCACGGCGCCAACCGCGATCCCTTCAGGCATTGGCAGGGCGTTCAGCTCGGCGGCATGTTTCTCCGCGTCTTCGCGGCTGAATGCTGCGTACAGTTCGTCCGGCCCCTGGGCATGTACAGCCCACAATGCCGACCGCTCCGCCTCTGCCTGCTCAGGCCTGAGAGCTTCATCGGGAGCTTCGTTGAACGCTTCCGCATGCGGGGCGAGGTTGAGTGGGTCGAGTTGCTCGCGAAACGCCTGGAGCCGCTCGATGCGCTCCGCCTCTTTCTCCGGAGTGGACTCGAACTCGTACAGCCGCTGGGCGGCTTCAACTACGAGGCGAGATGAAAGCCCGGCGTGGAAGCGAATGGCTCCTACCTGGGCAGGCTTTTCCAGCTTCGGCCAGTGCTGCTCGGCCTGCGCTGGGGAGGGTTGCGCCAGGCCCTGGGCATCTATCGCCGGCGCCTGGTCATTGATGAGGGCCAGCAGGCTCTCAGCCGAGGAGTGGACATCGTCGAGGTCCGTCGACCAGCGGTGCGGGGAGCGGTGCTGGGTGCTGTCGTGGATGTTGTCCAGGGCTTCGACGATGCCGCGCAGGCGGATGGCGCACTGCTCGATCAGTTGGTGTTGGGTAGAGGACATTGCGGTGTCTCCGGTTGCTCCGGCGCCGGCGGCCGGCAGCGGAAGCATTTGCACAGGCCTATCCGTTGGCCCGTGGTGCGGCAGATGGTGGGGCGGTTCATTGCGGTGCTCAGGTGAAGAGGGTGGGCTGGGCGCTCTGCCGGCCATCCTCATGGACCACCAGGATGTCGAACCCGGCAGTCTCCGGGTAGCAGGTCCAGCCGGGGACTCGGTTGAACTCGTCGATGAACGCCGCGCAGAGTTCGGCCTCGCTCGGCACCAGCGGCGCATTGGATCTGGTCATGGTGCATTCCTTGCCCCGCAGTTGGGGCAGTCGTCGAAGCGCTGATGCTCTGTGATGAAGCGTCCGCAGCCGCTGCAATTCAGCCTGGTGCTGTAGCTCAGGCGGCGCTGGCCCTGGTGCTCCGGCTTGGGTAGCTTCAGGCCGAAGAGCCGGAGGGCTTGCTTGTGGTTGAGGGAGGCCGCCACAGCAACAGGCCTGGCATGCTGGTCGATGTAGGACTTCGGCCAGGGCGCGCGCCCGCGCGCGGTGAGTATGCCGGCGTGGTCGAGCGGCCAGGTCCGTGCGGCGGCCAGGTTGGATGTTCGGCCGGCGGCCTCGGGTACCCAGACAAGACAGTTGCCGTCCCAGTCCCTGTCGTAGGCGACGTAGATGCGGTCGTCCGCTGGGGCGATGGCGAGTGCCTGCGTCCGGGACAGTTCCAGGTCCTGGTGATCGACGCCGTACTCGACCCGGGCGCGCACGTAGTCGACCGGCCAGGGCAGATCGGTTTCCCGGCACTTGTACTGCCGAACTGCATGGGCGCTGGTGAACGTCTCGGCTTCGTCGAGGTTGGTGGTGTAGCCGCCGCCGGCGCGCCAGAACATGGCCCGGCTCCCGACGTTGCTGCGGCTGTCCTGCAGGTAGAAGAGGTCGGTCATGGCGCATCCTCCGCAGGACCGGTGATGTGCTCCGCGTGCAGAGCGCGCATTCCCAGATTGGTGGCTACGGTGAACTCCAGCCTGGCGCCCTTCGAGTCCATCCAGCCGGGCAGCAGAGCGATTGCCTGGCAGGTGAGCAGCTTCTGCAGGTCGAGCCGCAGGTAGTCGGCCCACTCGAAGCCCGGAATCTCGCCGTGCTCGGCGGGGTTCTCGACCTGGTACCCGAGGCCTCGCAGGCGCGCGGCTTCAGCGTGGAAGGCGGGGAAGTTGTGTTCCGGCAGGCCAGTCATAGGCCCGGCGAGGTAGATGCGCTGGGTCACGGCAGCTACTCCTCCCCGACCTGGCGGGCATGCTTGAGGCTGCCGGCCCTGATGCGCTTCCAGTTCTTCCCCCAGTCCTCCGTCAGGCCGCCCTGGCTCACGAAGAACGGGCCGTGCTTCACGAACACGGCGCCGCCGGCGTTGCGCATGACGAAGTAGGTGTTGTCGTCGACCGGCTCGTCCGCTCGGACGTGTTCGATCGCCTTGTCGGCCTGCGCCGTGCGCCAGTCCGGCCAGGTGCGCGCCTCGTTCTTCGTCTGCTTTGCGACCAGGGCGTCGATGATCTGCGCCGGCGTGGCGCCGGTGCGCCAAGCCCCGTCCAGAGCGAGAATCACAACGTCGATCCACTCGGCCAGGTCGCCAGGGGCTTCCTCGATCTCGCGCAGCTCCTTGCGGATGTGGTCGATGACGCCGGCGGCGCGCGACCCAGGCCCGAACGTGCGTTCGCTGAACCGGCGCTGGCGCTCTAGGTGCAGGTCGAAACGGAACACGTCCAGGCGCCCCCGGGCGCGGCCAAGCGCGTAGGCCTCGTCCTGGAACATCAGGAGGTGATCGCTGGTGCGTCCGGTCAGGACATCGAGATAGCGGCTGTGGAGCGCTTCAATGGCAAGGTGATCGTCGGGGTGGTTCTGGTTCGTCATGGCTGCACCTGCTTCTGCGAACGGTTCCAGGGATGCCGGCGCCCGGGCTTGGGCTGCTGGCGCGGGGTGGTGAGCGCGTCGCGCAGGCTCATGCCGGCGGCGACGCGGCGGCGGACGGTCGTCGCGTGGACCGGGCTCTGGAAGAGCTCCACCAGCTCGGCTATGGTCCCGGTCACGCCGTCGACGGTGAATCGTCGGCTCTCGCTCCAGCGTTCGTGTGCTCGCTCCAGCGCGGCGGCCTGCGCCGGCGTGCAGCGTCCGCGCTTCTGCTCGTTCGCACGCTGGTGGTCGGCTGAGCATCCGCGTGCCGGCCAGGTGATCTCCGGCATCAGGGTCAGCAGTTCCCGGAACTTCCAGGGGCCCATGCCGAGCGCGTGCATGGTGGCGCGGCGGGAGAGCCCGCGCGCGGCCGCGTTGCGAATGAACTGTTCGGTGTTCACGGGTTCACCTCCTGTTGCGCGACGCTCAGCGCCACCGCAACCGGGCGCACCCAGATCGGCGTATTGCTGAGCATGAAGGTTTCGCCGGCCTCGGCCAGCAGCAGCGTTGTACCCATCACGCCGGCGATGGCCTCGGCCGCGGCCGGCGGTACGGCGTTGCCGATGCGCTCGCGCCAGTCGCTGTCGCTCAGGCCGTCGAGGATCAACTGTTCTTCCGGGTCCACCAGGCTCTGCAGCGCGGCCAGCTCCAGGGTGGTGAAGGGCCGGTGCCAGGTGCCGTCCAGCGACTGGATGATGCAGGTCAGCCGGTCGTTCGCCGCCGGCATGCGCGGGTCGGCGACGCTCCACCTGCCATTGTCGTGCCGAGCACTGGCCGATACCGCGCCCGCGGACTGGTCGAACCCTACGACACCGTAGTGCCCGCCGGTCAGGTAGGCGTCGCCCTTGGTGCGATCGAGCACGCGCGGATCAGCGATCGACAGCGCGCCGCTGGCCACCTGCTGGGAGCCGGTGACCGTGCCGGTAGCGCTTCCCCACTCGCCGACGTGCAATTTGCGGCTGCTCGCCCCTGGGTGCCAGTTGTGGTACCTGGGATCGGCAACAGCCTGGCCGCCGGAGCTGGGTGAGTGCCCGCCGGTGACGGTTCCGGCGTGGCTCCCCATGCTGACGACGCGAAACACGTTGTTGTGCCGGACGCCGCCTGGGCGCGGGTCGGCCACGGCGAATGCGCCCTGGCCGGTAGTACTGGCCGCGATCACGGTGCCGGACGGACCGCCCCAGTCGGTGACCGGGTACTTGCCGAAACTCTGGCCGCGGGGATCGGCGACGGAGTACGTGCCCTGGCCGGGCGACTTGACGCCGATGATGGCGCCCGAGGTGTCGGTCCAGCGGCGCACGCCGTACTGCTGGTATTGCAGGGCGTTTGCCGGCGCGCGAGGATCCGCGACTGAGAACCGCCCGTTCATCGGGCGGCTCGCGCCGGCGACAACGCCACACGAATCGCCCCAGTGATTCACGCCCAGGACGCCCCGGTGGTACTCCGGCACGATGATCAGATCGCGCAGGTAGCCGTCCTCGACGGCCAGGTCATTCAGGCTGCGCCAGTCGCTGCCGGCGCGCACCAGGGCGAGGCGCACCCAGGTCTTCCACTGCAGGGACGGTACGCGGTGCATTGGGCCGGCGGCCTCGATGTCGCCGGGAAGCGGCATGCGGCCGAGGATGTCGCCGACGGCGCGGAGCGACTTCTTCTCTGGTTCGTACAGGAAGGGCGGCACTTTCTCTACGTGGCGGGCGACAAGCAGGAAGCGCTTCCGGGACTGCGCCAGGCCGCCGAGTTCGCCGCAGTCGTGAGTGGTTTCCGCCACGGCGTAGCCGAAGCCGCCGAGCAGGCTGTTGATCTGGTCCAGCAGGTGTCGGCCGCGGCTGGCCAGGCGCGGGACGTTCTCGAAGACGATCAGCGGCACCGGGTCATCAGCCCATGCCTCGCCCATCAGCCAGATGCAGCGCAGCGTCAACTCGTTCAGCGCCTGGTACTTCGGGGTCAGGCTCATCTTCTCGGACAGCAGGCCGGAGGCCCCCTTGCAGGGGCTGGAGATGAACACCGCGTCCGGGCGCTTGCCCTGGGCGGCGCGGCGCACATCCTCGGGGGTGGCCTCACGCCAGCCTGCCGGCGGCTCCTTGCCGTGGAACCGCACGTACTGGTCGCGGGTGAAGAGGTCCAGCAGGGTGCCCGGGACACCGGCCAGGCGCTCGAAGTCGCGCAATCCGGCCGGGTCCACGTCGATCCCACCAAGGCATTCCCAATGGGCCTCGACGTTGCCGACCCGCGGGCGCGCCCGGTTGAAACCGGCGGCACCGCCGCCCAGGCCGCAGCAGAAGTGGAAATGGTAGAGGGTGCGCTTGATCATGCGGCGGGTTCCTTTTCGCGAACGTGAGGATGCACTGCGCTATGCGTGATGGCGCAGTAATGTCGTTGGGGCTAGAGTTGAATGGCCCGGCATGGGGCCGGATCAAGGAGGAGTTATGACGTGCCTGGTATGCGGAAGCGAGGCTGGTAGAGAAGTTGAAAGCTTCGGAGGTGGCCGACGGTTCTTTTGCGAGCCGTGTGGTGGCTATTACCAAATTTCAAACACCCTCGACGCAATCCTTCGCGGTAGATCGTTTGATGTGGAGTCCACCCGTGCGCATCTAGAAAGAGAGCGCAATCGCCTCAATATCCATCCACGTGGGCCGGCGGAGCATCAGAGTGAGCCTATCCTTTTCGGCCATGACGACAGGTTTCTCGTGGGCTAAATGTCTAGCTGAGTGAGTTGCTTGGTGTCGTGGAAGATGTCCATCTGCGCGGCGCCCTCCAGCCAGGCAGCGGCCAGTCGGTGGCGAGCGATGGAGGCGTATTCAGGGTTGAGTTCGAGGAGCACCGACCGGCGGCCTTCCTGCATTGCGACGAGGGCGGTGGTGCCGGCGCCGCCGAAGGGATCAAGGACCAGGCCGCCCCGCGGCGCGCCGGCGAGAACGCATGGCCGGATCAGGTCGGGCGGGAAAGTAGCGAAGTGCGCACCCTTGAAACCGGCTGTGGGCACGGTCCAGACGCTGCGCTTGTTCCGCGTGGCGCTGTAGTCGATGTCGGGGCGGTCAGGCCGGTGCTGTGCCTTCTGTCCGTGGGTGCCGGCGCTGCTCTTGGTTTCGCGTGCGAAGCTGTTGCGCTTGCTCCGTCGGCCGCCGACGGCCTTCATCGCACCGTTGGTCTTTCCCGGAACCCTGTCCGAACCGTGCTGGTCATCCCATCCGCCCTGAGCCAGCCGTGCAACCGATGCCGGCGCCAGGGGTTCGGCGATGGCATCTTGGTCGAAGCGATATCGAGGCGACTTGCTGAGCAGGAACAGATACTCGTGCGCCTTGGTGCAGCGGTCCCGCACGCTCTCAGGCATCGGGTTCGGCTTGTGCCAGATGATGTCCTGGCGCAGATACCAACCGTCGTCCTGTAGGGCGAAGGCGAGGCGCCAGGGGATGCCCATCAAGTCTTTCTGCTTCAGACCTTCCGCCGGATTGCGACGGTGACCGCGCCGCACTGCGCCGCGCGTGTTTCGCGAAACAATGTCGTGCTTACCTGCCGACCCTTCCGGTGCATAGCCGCCGGCGATGGAGGCGTAGCTGTCGCCCATGTTGACCCAGAGGGTTCCGTCATCGCGCAGCACGCGGCGGACTTCGCGGAAGACTTCGACCAGGCGCGCCACGAACTCGGCGGGTGTCTGCTCCAGGCCGATCTGCCCGTCGACGCCGTAGTCGCGCAGGCCAAAGTAGGGCGGGCTGGTGATGCAGCAGTGGACTGACTCGTCTGGAAGAGTCTGCAGCTCATGCAGGCAGTCGCCCACATGGATGGTGTAGGGAAGGTGATCAGGCATCGTCAGTACTCGGTGAACAGGCACTGGACGCCGCCCTGCCTGACAGGGCGGCCCACGAGGCATGGTTGAATCGCCCACAGGGCGGCGTCCGGTGCGTGCTTGCTGGAAGAGAAAGCGCCCCGGGTGGGGCGCTGTATCGAGGGTCAGGCCGCAGCCTGTTGCTGCTGGTCGACGAGTTGCCCGGCGTCGATCCAGACCGCCTGTAGCCATGCCGGTGTCTTCGCCATCGGCTCCTTGAGCGTGCCGGCGACGATCAGCGTGTCGATCTCGCCGCCGGCGGCCAGGCTCTGGAACAGCTTCATCGCCTGCTGAGTGCGAGCAGGGATATCCAGCACGTCGAAGCGATCCAGCAACGCCAGGCGCAGGCCGGAGATCGTCGCGATGGTCAGGGCCAGCGTCGCGTCGCACCGCCAGCGTTCGGACTCGGACAGCAGGCCGTACAGCCGGCCGCCGAACGTGACGTCGATGTCGGCGCTGATCTGCACGGGCGACCAGCCGGCGGTGCCGGATAGGCGCTGCAGCAGCTCGTTCACCGGTCCGATCGCGTCGGCCAGGATCTCCGCTGGGATGCCCGCGGGCGATAGGGCATCGGCCAGGGCGCTCCAGGCGCAGACCTCGGCGTGGAAGCCGGCGGCCTGCTTGATGACGTCCTGGCGCTGCGCGGCGGCGTTGAACGCTTCCTGCAGCGACTGCACCTTGGCCTGCTGCCGGTCACGCGCCTGGCGCAGTTCGTTGATCGCCTGTTCGCCGTTGGCGATCGCCTCGGCGCTGGGCGCCTGGGCGGTTTCGGCTTCCAGGGCGGCGGACTGCGCGGCGGCGTCCTCGCTCTCCTTCAGGTCCCGCTGGCTGTTGGCGACGGCCCGCTGAGCGCTGGCAAGGTAGCCGCGGAACTCCTCCAGGCGTTTCGCCGCCTCGGGATCGGCAACCTTCGCCGGCGGCTGGTGCGCGACCAACTGGCCGGCCTGCAGGTCCACGGTGCCCTGGCAATGAGGGCAGGTCAGCGGCTGGTGGGCGGGCTCGCCGCTGGCGGCGGCCTCGGCTTCCATCACCTTTTCCGACCATTCGTCCTGATTGGCCTCGTCGGTTGCCAGCTTGTTGCGCCGGCGGTCGGCCAGCGCTGCGGTCTCGCGGAGAGCGGTGATGCGGCTGGCGCGGGACTGGGCGTCGGCGTGGGCGCGCTTGCTGGAGCCCAGGGTCTGCTGGGCTTCATCCAGGTCCTGCGCTGTGGCTTGCAGTTTCGCGCGCGCCGATTCCAGTTCCTCCTCGCTGACGATGACCGGCGGCGCCTCCGGCTCCCACCCGTTCGCCTTCTCGCTGCCGTAGTTCTCGCCGGTGACCGCTTTCCAGGCGCCGCGTGCCTCGCTGGCGTAGTCCTTTGCCTGGCCGACCATGGCGGAGAACCCGGAACGGAGCAGGGGCTTCACCTTTTCGAACAAAGCCAGGTCGATGCCCTTGGTCTTCAGGCGCTTGGAGACCTCGGCCGGGCTGGTGCTGGCGCCGGTCAGGTCGAACAGCACTCGGCGGCGATCTTTTGCGTCCAGGGCGGCGAAGCGGCCGGCGTCGAGCACGAACGGCAGGAACGGCGAGTCGGCGAGGGGCGAACCCTTGCCGCTGGGCAGCGCCACGCCGCAGACCTGCACCTCGTAGGCCGCGTCCAGCCACTCGACGCGGGCCTCGCCCTTCTTGGCACCCTCGGTGACCAGCTGCGCCATGTCCTTCTTCAGCGAGACGCGGCGCGGCTGGCCGTTGAAGGCCATGGCAATGGCGTCGAGCAGCGAACTCTTGCCGGCGCCGTTGTGGCCGGCCACCAGGAGCACCGGCGCAGAAACATCAAGGGCCGCATGACACAGCCCTTGGAAATTGGTGATTTCGAGTTTTGTGATGCGCATGGCTCACTCCAGGGTGATGGGCTCTTCGGCCGGGGCCTTGGTGGCAACGGCGACGCGGTAGGTGTTGAGGTCGGGCGATTCGCCTTCGGTGGCGAGCGTGATCACACCGTCGTCGAGCAGCTTCAGGGCGACAGCCAAGGACTCGTCGGTGCTCAGCGCGAAGCGCGACTGCAGCCAGCCCGGGGTGATCTCGTCTTTGCGCAGCACCAGGACGGTGATGTCGTCGATGGTGTGGCCGCCGTAGGTTGTGGCGCCGGGCTCGGCGGCGCTGCTCAGCGGGTCTTTTTCCGGTTCCGGCGGCGATTGCAGGATCACCTCGCGCTCGCCGTTGGAGTTCGGTGCCGATACGACCCTGGCCACCTCCATCGCTTCAACGATGCGCGCGGCACGGTTGTAGCCGATCTTCAGGTGCCTCTGGATGGAACTGATGGTTGCCTGGCGGGTGTCGCGGACATGTGCGACAGCCTCGAGGTACAACTGATCTTCACTGCCATCGCCCAGCAGCCCCTCTGCGACGTTGCCAGCGTGCAGCGGCATTTCGTGCTGGTCGCGGTCGGGCCGGACGTCGTCCAGCCCCTCGTCGTAATCGCTCGGTGCCATGACCAGCAAGCACAACTTGCCGGCGGCGTCGGTCAATTCGTGCTTGTTCGGCTCTGCGCCGTCTACCTTCGCCGTGACCGTCATGGTCTTGGCTTCGACCTTGATCGCTTTCATATCGACTGGAACGGAGACTGCGCCGCGGGAAGCAATGATGCTGATGGCCACCCTGGTCACTTCGCTTACGCTTTCCGCTATGCGATCGATCACTTGCTGCTGCTCGTCTTCCTTCAGCAGGTGGAAGGGCACGCGGACACTGCGCAGTTCGGTGACCACCGTGTTGACCAGGTCGCGCTCCAGCAACTCGTGCGCGATGGTGCTTGGGTAGTAGCCGTGTAGTTTGGCGCGGTCGATGATCTCGCGGTGTTCGGCTTTCATCCGGTGGAGCTCCTATTCGTTGGCGATCCGCTCCAACTGCTCGAGTTGGGCGTCGCTGAGGTAGGTGTGGGCGCCGTAGCGCTGGAAGTTGCTGCGGAGGTCGGCCAGGAACTGCTCATCCCAGTCCGTAGCGGCGTTGAGCTCAGCCGCGCCGAGTAGCGCGGCGAACTCCCCGACCTGGCCGTACCGTTCAAGGACAGTGAGGCTGGGCATGGCCGGTTACTCGAGGTTGAGCTCGTCGGTGCCGGTGTCCGACTGCTGGTCCGGGGCGGGTTCGGTGATTTCGCCCGTCTCGGTGTTCACGCCGTCCGGGACCTGGTCCTGAGACTGGTCGTCAACAACGCTGTATTCGCCGGTGAGGATGGACGCGTTGTCTTGGTCCAATCCGGCGTCGGCGCGTTCGTCCAGGGTGACTGCAGTCTGCAACTCGATGCTGACCGGCAGGTACTTGAACAGCCGGCGGATGACGGTCTTCTTGGCCATCTCTTCGTAGTGGGTGACCCAAGGCCCGTTTCCGGATGCCTTGCTGGTGGCGCGTACTTTGTCGACGTCGGCCTTGGTCATGACCTCGAATTGCACGCCGCCGTCCTTCAGCTTGGCGACCGCGTAGACGTGGGTCATGACGCCGCGTTCACCTTCTCCCGGAACGTGCTGGACGTCCTCGTCGAGGCCGTAGCGATAGCTGAACTGGTCGTTCTGGTGCACGGTGCGCGCGGTGAGCGAAACGATCTGGCCGGAGCGCCGGGCAAGGTCAATCATCCCGCGGTAGCCGATGATCAACTGGACGTTCGACAGGCCATCTTTCGCCTTGCCGTTGCCGAACGGCAGCAGGTAGGCATGGCCGAGAGCGTTACCCGGTTCCAGGCCGAGCTGCGCGCATTGCATCACGGCGCCGAGGAAGCTCTCCTGATTGCACTTCGCCAGGGCCGGTACTTTGCGGATCTCGGTCAGCGCGATGCGCGCGAGTCGGTCGGCGGTCATGTGCTTCGGAAGCGCCAGGGCCATCTGGGCTTTGATCTTCGGATCAGTCATCAGGTGGGCCAGCGTTTTCGGCTGACCGTTGTTGGCGACATTGCCGGTCGCGGCGGCTTTCAGGGCGGTTGCGGACATGCTGGGCTCCGGTTACTTGAGGCGGAAAACGCGGGATTCGCTGGTCTTCTTGAACTGCTCGAACAGCGCGGGGTGAGCTTCCTTGAAGGCGGATTGGTCGAAGCGGTTGGTGGTCTGGGACTTCCACGTCAGTACCGACTTGCCGTTGACCGTGAGTTGGGCGTGGTCCTGCATGAAGAGCTTGATGCGCTCCTCTGCGGACTCGATCTCGTACTCCAGGCCCTTGGCCTTGGCTTTCAGTTCGCGCAGGCGGTTGAACACCTCAACGACCTTGCCATCGGCCTCGATGCTGGTTCCGGCGTCACGCTCGAACAGCCGGAGGATGTCGCTGACAGCGGTTGCTTCAGGCGGATCCAGGCGCTGGATGCGTCCCCAGAACTCGACCTCCTTCTCGCGAATCGCCGCGATGGTTTCGTCGTCCCGCTCGACGCGGTACACGCGGAAGTCGTCGCCGCCGATCAGCACGCCGAAGATGCAGACCTGGCGGCCGGTGACCATCAGGCCGTGCATGGCCTGGGCGGTGTAGTGGACTGGGATGGCATCGGTCTGAACCTCACCCCAGTCCTTTGCCTTGAACGGGCTGACCGTCTTGATCTCGATGTTTTCGCCGCTGGCGGCCTCGGCGTCGATCTCGGCGGCCATGAAGTCGTGCTGCTGGTCGCGGTAGCGGTTACCGCGGCCGACGATCTTCAGGCCGGTCTCTTCGGCCAGCAGGTCGATGACGTAGGGCTCCATCCGCTGGCCACGGGTGAAAATCTTCTGCTTCGCCGGGTCGACGGGACCGGTGCGCGGCTGGACCTTATCCAGGTACACGTCCAACGGAGTGCGCCAGGGGCTGATGCCGAGGATGCCGGCGACATCGCTGCCGCCGAGGTACTTGGTGCGGTCGAGCGCGCCGACCGATGCGAGAGCTGCAGTCATGTGGCTGGTCTCATTTCAGGGTGAGGGTGGTTGTTGCGTGAAGGCGGGGGTTGCGCCGGAAGCGCAGAACGCAGAGGTCGCCGCAGATGTTGGCGAAGAGCGGGTTGTGGTAGCCGTGGCGGTTGGCCAACTCGACGGCCTGGCGGATGCTCTTTCCGGCAAACTCTTCGATATCGTCGAGTTGGTCGTCGATGATCGAGCGAACGGGGCGGGTGGTCATGTGTTCGTGCTCCTGAGTTCTGCCCAGCGCGAATCCGCTGCGGCGTCGAGCCGGCGGCGCATGTCGTCGTAGAGGCGGGTGTCGATGAAGTCCACTGCGTAGGCCAGTTCGATCTGGCCGTGGAGGAAGCTCTGTTCGGGGCGCGGGAAGTGGGACCGGCGCATGGCCGTGATGCCTTCCTCAATCATCCGAACCGCGCGTTCATTGCTGAAGGCCATCGTCGTCCTCCTGCTCTTCGTCCTCGTGCTCTGGTTCCGGGTCCGGCTGGTCCCAGAGCGGGTCGACGGCACGGTCGTAAGCGAGTTGCGCGTTGCTGATAGCCGCGCGGTTGCGGCGCTCGCGGTATGTCCACATCGGGATGCTCTCCGTGGTTCACCTGCATTCGGCAGCACCCAGGCACACGGCAGTCGTGCCCGGTGGGGCGCCGTGGCGGGTGCTCTCGAATGGAGGTTGAAAAAAGCCCGGCCGGAGCCGGGCAAAGAGGGGGAACGCTGCATGCGCAGCGGGGAGTGATCTGGCCGGTGTCGATCTCCGGCGTAAGGCGCTTCTTAGGCGGCATCGAGCTGGCTTATTTGCTTGAGCCATCCTCATGAGTCAGCCACGTCCCATTGCGCATCGACCTACGCATTCAAATCACTCCCCGCTACGCCCTGGCTATGCCAGGAGCAGGAAAGAGAAGGGCGCCGCCAAGCGCCCTGTCTCCACTTACATGCACCGCCTTATGTGAAAGCGGTTGGGTACAGGCTCGACCGCATGTTGGCGATCTGCCGTTGGGGCTGGGCTACATATCGAGATCCTCCGTTGTGCGCGCCGTTGGACCGGCGGGCGCTCGCCGTGGGTTAAACGCCCGGCAATGGGCCAGGCGCCGAAGTCAGGAGATCGCGGTGCAGGCTCGCAACGCCACCGGCGCCGACTGGCCTTCGATCCAGATAACCGCCGCCCCGCCAAGCGACACGCTGGCCCGGCCGAGGGTGCGGGTGCGCTGCGGTTCGGCCCCGCGGTACGGGCGGTACTCGATCAGCGCGGGCGCCGGGTGCTCTCGGTTCCAGGCCTCGACCAGCTCCGCCGGCGGCACCGGTCGGACGTTGCCGATCTGCTGGTAGATCTCGGAGCGGTGGATGGCGACGTCGTCCGGGGCGGTGATGCCGAGGCGCACCTGGTCGCCTTGGCTGCCGAGGACCGTGATGGTGATGTTGTCGCCGATATGCAGGGTTTCGCCGACTCGGCGGGTGAGGATCAGCATGTGTGCCTCCGTTCAGGATGCTGGGCGCGCGGGCTCAGGCCGGCTCGCAGTGGGAAAGGGCAACGCAACCGGACACGCCAGCGAGCCAGACGACAGCAGTGTGTCCGCCGAGAACCTGGGCTTCGGTTGTCGTACGGGTGCGCTTCGGCGTGGCGTGACGATGAGACCGGTAGTTGACCTCGGTGCCGGCGGGGTATGCGGAATTCCAGGCAGCAACGGTCGCCGCCGGGTTGGCGTTTCGCTTCATCGGGTATCTCCGGATAGATTGCGATGGGGCTGGTCTGCAGTCCCGGCGAACCGGGGTGGTTGGATTTCCTCGATGCGCCTGTCTCCAAGCGCATCTGAGAAATCGGTGTTGCATGGGTTTATGCTGAGTAGTGATACCAAGGGTTTAACCCGTCCCTGTGCCTCCAGATAAAGCGATCAAGCTCAAGCGAACATGGAGGCTTGAAAATGCAGATATTCCCGTCCACTTTCTCGCACCAACCGATTAACTCTCCTGCTGGCTTGGTCATGTGATGCTCGCTCGCGAAGATTCGGCAGCCCCGCATCGGCTTGAAGAATCGGTACATCACGCATGCATCCGCACGGTGATGTAGCCGTTGCTTGCAACTACGTGCTCCCAGCAATTGAAGAAGACGGACTGTCCGAACTTCTTCATTGCCGCCTGGCGAACCTTCACCTCAACGTCCAGAGGCTGTTCACCGGCGTCCGGCAGGGCAAGCCATTGCAGGCTCTTGCCGTCGCTCAGGTGGGAATCGATGTTGAATTGAGCCATTTCAGTCTCCTTACCAGGGTTTACCGGCGTTGATGTATGCGCTTCCTGCTAGCTCGGTTAGAGCTAATAGCTGCCAGGAGTCGATCGCTCCGCCGTAGTGCAATCCGCGCAACATCCCGACCGTTTCGTAGTACTCGATGCGCGCTCGGTGTACGTCGCTCTCCCTGCGAATGATTCGAAGAGACTGACGCAAAGCCAGTAAGGCCTTTTCATTCATCGTCTTGCCCTCCAGGGCGTGTTGACTTCCTCGATGCCCCTCACGGGAGGGCGAAGGGCATCTGAGAAATCGGTGTTGCTGGCCGGCGTTACGCGCCACCTCCGGCTGGGCGGCTACTTTCTCGGGGGACCTGAGGTCCCGACAGCCAGTCGCGGCTCTTCGCCCACTGGCTCTCCCTTGATCTAGGGCCATCTACGCTGCTGGCCACGGGGCGAGGCTCCCCCTGAACCCGTTCTGCCTGTCGGCAAGGCCTTGGCTCGCTGCGGCCTGGCCAGCGGTGTGTTGCTGGCGTGAGACTGAATATAAGCGTGCTTATTTTGAGTGTCAATAAGTCTGCTTATATTTTGATATGAGCGCTTACCGAATTCGGGCTTGCTCTCTTCAGGGATATTGAAAATACTGTATAAAAAAACAGTATTTGGAGGTTGGCATGGCTGCGCAGAAGAACAACCAGGGGAAAGGACAGGTCTCGCCAGTGGAGAAGGTGCGTCTCCGGGTATCAGCGATGATCAGTAGCCCGCGGGCTCAGGCGGAGCGTCGGGCGTCGATCTGGAAGGCGCAGGGGGATTCGGAAGAGGCCTGGCAGCAGGTGCTGGAGGAGTTGGCCGAAACCGATGGACTCGAGATGTCGCTGGGGGAGGATGGAGTGGTTACGCTCACCTGGGAGGCGGGAGACGAGGAGGGCGTTCAAGTGGTCGATGGGATCGAACTGGTGCAGGAGCCGGACATGGTGGTTCAGCGCCTTCACGAGGAGAGGGCGTAGGCTGAGGTCGAGCCAGCGGGCCGGGGGACTCAGGCGGACTCTGGATGTGGGGTCAGGCGAGGAAGGACTGCGCTGTATCGAGCTCACCGCCGGGGCGGTCGTCTACTCAGCGCAGAGCCGGGAGGGAAGGGCAGGAACGAAAAGGCCGCGCCGGGGAAGGTTCCGGCGCGGCCTGGTCCTTTTGGTGTTGTGCCTTCAAGGACGCCTCAATGTAACAAATGCGCGGCTGATGTGAAAAGGCCGCACTGGAGTCGAGGCGCGGCCTGTTGCCGGGCTGCTGTCTTCCCAGGCCGGCGGAGGGAATCTATCAAAGGTGGGTAGGAACGAAAAGTCCCGCGGGTGCGGGGCTTTCGACTTGCTATGCACAGGTTAGGTGTTTCAAAAACTCAAAACGCAAAGATTCATCTCTCCATGATAGGAGAGTCCGGCCTTGCTCAAGATGTCTCTACCAAGCAGTCCGTGGATGCCTTGTGCTTGAAAATCTGTGCACGTGATAGGAATGGTAGTGATCACATGGGCGGGGGTGTTGATCTGAGTGAACGTGAAGTACAGGTTGACATCGTACTGGTCCATCATAAAGGGCGTGGAGCCTGTGGATGGGGTGTACACCGGGACGGAGCCTGTTGGAGGCATATTGAACTTCTGAATCACTGATGTGCATATGTTCGTATTAGACGCCCCGGTATCTATCAACAGCCGCACACGCTCTAGCGCTGGATCGGGCTGCCCTGCCGAGCGAATTGCCATCAGCCGTGCGCTGGATACCCCTACATACAGTTCAACAACAGGTCCTTGCGGTCCAATCTGAACCGGTATGCTAGGCATGGGCAGCCCTCATGGAAGGATATAGAGGGCGTGAAAAGTACGCCGAGTCTCCTACCCGGGATATCTTTCTGACCAAGAAGCGCGCCTCAAGGCCGGCGATTTTGTATCCCTCCTGCACCGCGTCGGAGTAGGTATCGTATGTTCCGATCAGCTCGCTTCCAACGATCAGGGCGTACTTGCCTTCACTGCTGACCAGCAGCTGTGGCAGGTGAGCCTGAAAGGTGTCGCTTTCGGTTTTGAGGTTGTCACTCATGTCTAACCTCCATTTTAGAGTGAAATCAGATGCCTACATGAAAAAGCTCAAGTAGACCTATCGAATATCTACGTGATGTTAGTTTACACCACGTGAACACTCATTGCTCTCTTGCGCATGAGACGCTCGGCAGGGGCGATAAGGCACCTTCCCTAGAGAACGCGCAAGCCAATTTTTTGTGACTGGAGAGGCTCCGGCTTCCATTCTTACAGATCCCCACCCCGCCAGATTACCTTGCCTGTCAAAGCTTTCTGAAATTCCAGGCCCCCAGCACCTTGGCCTGGAAATGGACGTCTTCCATGCGGGCCTTTTGCGGCTCGAAGGACTTGTTGTCCGACACCAGCAGGTAGTGCTCGGCATCGTGGATCTGCACCCGCTTCACGAACAGGTGCTGCAGCCAGGTGAAGACGTAGACGCCTTCCTCGACGAAGTCGGTGATGCCCACGTCGACGAGGATCGGGGACTTGTCCTCGATGGTGCCCAGCATGCTCTGGCCCCACCCGGTGATGATCTTGAGGTTGGTCGCATCGGAGTACTTCAGGCCGAGGTCATCCAGTTGGACCTTGTCGACGACCAGATTCCTGACGAACTCGCGGTACTCGGCCGGCACCTGGCCACCGCCCATGGCAGCGCGCACGTCGTACTGGGCGATCGAGATCGTATTTCCTTTCACTAGGGTGGTGCGGCTGAAGTCAGCGTGAATCACGTTGCTTTCGGCTGGGCCCGTATCACTCTCGGCGGCGTTAAGAATTCTTTCCCTCGCTTCCGCTGAAAGCTTCTGCGCCGCCTTGCTTGCCAGCATGCTGCGGACGATGTCAGCAGCAGACGACGCTGTTTGATACTCGGCGCTAGGCTCTCGGACAGAAAGCCCGGGCGGCTGACCAGTTCCTTCAGCTAGCCATTCCGGATCGACCCCACAGACGTTCGCTATCTTCAGAAGATGAACACTCTGCAAATTCTCGCCTTTCTCAAGCTGGGAGATCACCGGCTGCGAAACGCCCACAGCTTCTGCTAGCTGTCGCTGGGTAAGGTCCGCGTGCTTGCGGGCTAGCTTGATTCGGTCTTTGAGTGCGCTCATCCGGGGCAATCTATAAGCGCCCTTATGGACTTGCAAATAAGCCTCCTTATTAATAGGATATAAGTGTGCTTATCTAGAAGGTCCATAGAAATGACCCCCATCGAAAAGCTTGTTTCTTACTTCGGCGACCAGACGAAGACGGCCAAGGCCTTGGGGGTTTCCCAGGCTGCGGTTTCGTACTGGCTGGCGGGTATCTACGTAATGCGCGCCGATCTGGCCTTCAAAGCAGAAGAGCTGACTGGTGGCGCCGTGACCGCCAAGGAACTCTGTGCTCGTCCCGTTGCAAATAGTGTCGTTGCTTGATCCCGACCAATCTACCGGCCGGGAGGCCATGCCGATGATCATTTCTCAATCCCGCCTAACCGCAATGATGCTGGATGGGAGGAAATCCGAATCGTCAACTGAGCTGTTCGTGCAGATCGCGGATGCATCGGAGCCTGTTCTGTATCTGGAACTTTGGTCCGAATCGGCTCTGATTGGCTATGCGCGCCTGGATCGCTGCGAGTCGGCCACAGAACTCAGGCAGGGCCGCTCTGTATCCACGTTTGCACTATCTGGACTGCTCTCGGCAGATTCTCCAGCCCCGCATCCAGTAGTCGCGTTGTCAGGTGTTTTATGGAATCGGCGGGAGCTTGCTTCAGAGCTTGGAGCATCCCCTGTTTTTCCGCATCAGGAAGTTCTGCCTGAAGTAGCCGGGACTCAACAAGCTGCCGGATCAAATCCTCATGAAGCTTGATCGTGACCACTCCAAGGATCGCGGAGAGACCGCCATCGTCTTCAAGGAAGTCGAGCCCCTTTGCTGTTATCCCGACATGCAGGACCTCTTGGGGCCCATTCATGTGTCCGGTGATGCTGGCGCGTACCAGTCCGTGCTCATGCAGATATTTGCAGCACCAGGTCATGTCCTCGTTTTCATCGAAAAGATCGGCCAAGTCATCGAAGTCAACCTGCCTTGGGTACGCGTCGGCCAGCCGATCAAGAACGGCTCTCTGCACAGACCTATCAATTTTCATTTTCCGGGCCTCCGATGGCTTTTTCGTGTGGAAGCAAAAAGCTACCACGGATGCGCCGGACTCCATCTTCCGCCGATCCCGAGAGTCGCTCGGGGTTGAGAAAGGCTAATCCCGGAGAAACGCCACGTCATGCGAAGCGAATCGCACACCCTGATCTCCACGCTGCTCGGCGTGGTGAACCAATGGCGCCGCCGAGAGGGGTGGAGCCGAGAGACCGTCGTCCAGCACATCGTGGAGGCGCACGAACGCATCCAGGGAGCGCTGGTCACCGGCATCATCTTCGACCCGCCAACGCGCGATACAACCGAGCGGATGAAGGTCAACGCCGACCGCGTGTTCCGCTGGCTCGACGACGGAACCAAGGACACCAACCTGGTGCCGGCGAACTTCGTACCCAGCATCCTCGCGGCGCTGCCGACTGACCTGAAAGTCCAGGCCCTGGGCGACATCCTGACGCCGCTGGGCGTGTCGGTGCGCTTGATCGGCGGCGATGCCGGCCAGCGGCCGGAGGTGCTCTGCATGCTCCGGACACTCATCAAGGAGAACGGTGAGGCGCAGCAGGCCGTGGCCAACCTCGTCGACGGCGCTGATGACCAGGAACTGCAGGAGGCCCACCGGGAGCTCTCCGAATCCAGGGCGGCGACAGATGAGGCGCTGCGGATGATCGACCAGATGCGCCGGCCGCGCCTTGTTCAGGGGTAGCCGTGCCGTCCTTCCAGATCAACGACGAGGAGTGGGATGCGCTCTTCGACGAGCCGCATCAGCTGCTGAAGGTGTACTGCGCGATCCGGATGTTCATGGACTACAGGACCGGCATCGCTGGCGAAACCCGCCGCCTGAGCGAGCAGATGCTGATCGAGGTTTTGAGCATCCCGGCCTCACCTGGGCGTCCTGCGCACAAGGCGACCCGCAAGGAGGCCCGCTACACCATCGATGCGCTGGTGCGCCGCGGCATGGTCGAGCCTATGCCCAGCATCGGTCCTTTCGTTTTCCACATGCCGAAGGCCTCACGGGATCAATCCGTCTCGGAGAGGTGGGGCCAGAGGTTTGACCAAGGTGGGGCCAGACCTGGGGCCATAGGTGGGGCCAAGTATTTAGAGCCAGAAACCCCGGAACTACTGGGCTACAGCGAAGAGGTTGGAGCAGGTGGGGCCAGAGGTGGGGCCGGAGGTTCTCCCGAGGTGGGGCCAGAGGTGGGGCCTACATCCGGTCTTCCTCCGATACCTCCTCCGTCACGTAACGCGCGCGAGGCAGAGCCGGTATCTGGTGCTGACCGATTCCCGATGCACGAGGCCTGGGTGCCAAGTGCGAAGGGGTGGGCGGCAACGCTGGTCCGCAACGGAATTGGGACCTACCAGCTGCGCGACGACGAGCTTCTCGAATTCCGCAGCTACTGGATCAACCGCCCCGAGAAATACCAGTCCCAAGGCCAGTGGGAGCACGAACTGGCACAGAAAATCCGCCGCAACCAGCGCTTCGACCAGAACAGGAGCAGCTATGGAAACCAAGCAGGAAACGCCGAAGGCCAAGCCGGCCATCGTGCCGCAAAGCGCGGCCTCTCACATCGACAGGGCCCTCGCTCAGCCGTCGACCGCGTCAACGCAATCGTCGCCGCCAACGAGGCTGCCCGACAGGCTGCTGGAACGCCTCTGGGTGAAGATGACCGAGATGTACGGGCACCGCTGGACGTCGAGTTTTGGCGACAACCCGAATCCTGACGGCGCCTGGGCTACGGTGCTCCAGGGGCTGACCGGCCAGCAATTGGCCCACGGGCTCAACATGCTGACGTTCATGGGCAGCCGGTTCGACTGGCCGCCGGCGGCGCCGACATTCCGGGAACTCTGCTTGAGCGTCCAGCCGGAGTCGCTCGGTCTGCCGGACCACGACACCGCGTTCAACCAGGCTCTGGCGTGCCGCTACCGCCACCAGGTGGTCAAGGCCGCCGCCGAGGCCACCGGCGTTTTCGATCTGCGCACCGGCGAGGTGAACGACGATCGCCTCCGCAAGCGCTTCGGGTTCCACTACGCCGAGATGGTCCGGCGCTGGGCGAACAACACCCCGTTGAGCCAGCCCGTCGTCCACGCGATCGAGCATGACACCGGGAAGAGCCTGCTGGACCTGGCCGAGGATGAGGCCGAGCTGCAGCTCCGCCGGCGGATGCAGGCCCAGGGCCTGGATGGGCTCAGTGGCGCCCGGGCGCGGGAGCTGCTGCTGGCCAAGGTGCGCCGTGATGCATGACCTCCGTCCAGTGATGTTCACCGTGCCCGGCGAGCCCGTGGGGAAGGGGAGGCCGCGTATCGGCCGCGTCGGCGCCCACGCCAGGATGTTCACGCCGGCGAAGACGGCGGCCTACGAAGGCCTGGTAGCCATGGCTGCCCAGGAAGCGCTCGCAGGACGCCCCCTGATCGCCGGCCCCGTGCTCATCGAACTGCGGATGTTCCACCCCATTCCGCGGTCTTGGTCGAAGAAGCGCCAGGCCATGGCCTTGGTCGGCGAGGTCATGCCCACCGTGAAATGCGATGCCGACAACTGCCTGAAGGCGGTGTGTGACGCGCTCAATGGGGTGGCCTGGAAGGACGACACCCAGGTCGTCAACGTGATGCTGGCGAAGCGGTACGCCGAGGTACCGCGCGTCGAGGTGAAGATTGTTCCGCTGATGGCCCAGGGAGCGCAGCGGTGACCACAGAAAACCACAGGGGAGAGTCGAAATGAGACTGATCAGCGCGCGCCAGGCTTGGCACGACGCCTTCTACGAGAGTCGAAGCTCAGTGCTGGCGGTGGCGGCCGACAAGGCCGCGCTGGGCAAGAAGGGACGGGTCGCCAACGAGACGCACCCGGACCGCAAGGACACCAATGGGCGTAGCGCCCACATGCTGGCCGCCGGCCTGGTGCAAGCTGCCATCCGTTCGCTGCCGAAGCCGCTGCAGCACTTCGGCCACACGCTGTACTCGCCGCTGGCCACCGGTGACGACGTGGCGATTGCTCACGGCCTGGTGTGGATCGGCGCCGGCCTTGGCCAACTGACCCAGCGCCAGGGCGAGCGGGCTTACTGGATGGCGCTGGCGGCGATCAACTCGCATAAGCGCGCCGTCAATGGCCGCGACACGCTGCGCCCGGGCGAGGTCTGCCTGTTCATCGAGGAGCGTCTGGGCTGTCGGATCGACCCCAGCCATTGGGCGCGGGATTACGCCAGTACCTGGGAGCGGCTGGCGCGCCACGTCGACAAGCTGGATGCCCAGGCGCTGAGGCCGGTCGCCGAGGTGGTGGCGAAGCAGTGTGGCCTGCGGAAGGGGCCGGGCTGGCGCTGGCACCAGGTCGACCGCGATGTGGTGGCGGTGCAGCGCGCCGAGGCCTACGCCGAGTGCCGGGAGCATCACCAGAAGCGCCTGGCGGAACGTCTGCGCGGGATGTCGGACCAGGAGCTGGCGCGATGGGCGGCGAGGATGAGGTGGTACGGGGAGGCATACCGGGAGGAGTGGGGCGAGGACATCCTGGAATGCCCCAGTGTCCATCAGCGCTACCATGACCGCGTGGCGGCCTACTGGGCCCAGCGGGAGCGCCTGAAACGGGTCGCTTGACGATTTGGCGAGCATTTGGGTATCGTTTTGCCACTGTGCACAGTTACACCCGCACGGAAGAACACAGAGAAACCCGGCCATCGCGCCGGGTTTTTTGTTGCCTGAGGAAAGTCAAACCAGGGCGGCGCAACGCACGCAGCCCTTCTGCCTGAACACCTGGAGATCGCCCCATGTCCGAAGCCGGAGCTATCGCAGCAGCTGGCGCCGTCGGATTCGGCGGCGGCTACCTGCTCGGCATCGACGTCAATGCCCTGATCGGCGCCTTCGCGGGCGCCATGTTCTTTGTGGTCCAGGCCAAGGACCTGTCGGTGCTGACCCGCATCGGCTATTTCCTGGTGTCCTGGATCTTCGGTTACTACATCGCCGGCGAACTCGTCGGCAAACAGTGGGTGGAGACCTCCGGCCTAGTGGCTGGGATCGGCGCCCTGTTGTGCGTCTACGTGGGCATCAGCTTGCTTGAGTGGGTGCAGGGGGGGAAGACGCCTGGCTGGCTCCGCTTCTTCGCGGGCCGCTTCGGAGGTCGAGATGATCGCGATGGTCGGAATGGTTGATCCGTGGGCTCTGGTTGCTGCACTCATCTGCAGCGCCATCTGCATTCGCATCGCCAGCTACCGCCGGCAGGGTGCACGCTACCGTGCTGGCGTTTCGCTACTGGCCTACCTGCTGTCCGTGGGTTCGGGCTGCTACTCGCTGACCTTCTTCCTGGACATGCTGCGTGGCCACCCACACTACAGCCTGTCTCCCTGGCTGCTGATCATCCTGGCGGTGCTCGCCGTCCTGGTCTTCAAGGCGCGCGGCAACGTGGCGCGGATTGTTCGAATCGATTGGAGCGAGCACTGGGACGGGGCAGAGCGGAGGGGAAAGGGCCGCATCTGAGTGCGGCCCCTTTTTATCAAACGTTCCTCAGCGCGGCTTGGATGTTATCCGCAATGGCATTGAGGTCCTCGGAAGCGTCGGTGACAGTGCGATTCGTGGCGCCGGACAGCTTCACTGCCACTAATTCAGCTGCAGCAGCAACGGCGTGCGCCCGGCGGCATTGGGGATCGTTATGGCTCCATTCGGATGCATTGACGATGGACTGAGCGAGAGAAGAGAGAGACATCACAGCTTCCTTTTGTTGATGGTGAAAGACGAATGTGATGTCGAAATGGTGCCTTTCAAGCCCACGCTGAGAAAATAGTCTTCATCAAGGTGCGACCCGATGGCGCTGAACAAGAAGCGGCGCCTGTTCGTCGAGGAATACCTGGTCGACCTCAACGCGACGCAGGCAGCCATCCGGGCCGGGTACGCCAAGAAGCGCGCGGCCGAGATGGGCTACGAGCTGCTCCGCATCCCCGAGGTGGCCGAGGCGATCGCCCAGGCCATGGCCGAGCGGTCGAAGCGCACCGAGGTATCGGCCGACTACGTCGTCCGCCGCCTGCGCGAGATCGACGAGATGGACGTGCTCGACATCCTCGAGGACGACGGTTCGTTCCGGTCGATCCGCGACTGGCCCCGGGTCTGGCGCCAGTTCCTGTCCGGCATCGAGATCGCCGAGCTGTTCGAGGGCCGCGGTGACGACCGCCGCATCGCTGGCGTGCTCCGCAAGGTCAAGTGGCCGGACAAGCTCCGCAACCTGGAATTGCTGAGCCGGCACGTCGGCACCGAGTCGGCTGCGCTGGACCTTGAGTTGAAGCGCCTGGACGTGGCGAAGAAGCGCGCCGAACTGAAACTGCTGGAGAGCCCCGACGACGAAGCGCCGCCAACCAGCGTCGCGGTGACAATCATCGATGCGAGGGTGCGCGATGCCGACGCTGAATAGGCCCCAGGCGAAGTTCCTGGCGCTTCCGCACAAGTTCTGCGGCTTCGTGGCCGGGTTCGGCTCTGGCAAGACCTGGGTGGGCTGCTCAGGCCTCGCCCAACACGCTTGGGAGTGGCCGCGCATCAACGCCGGCTACTTCGCGCCGACCTACGCCCAGATCCGCGACATCTTCTACCCGACGATGGAGGAGGTGGCTTTCGACTGGGGGCTGCGGACCAAGATCAACCAGGCGAACCACGAGGTTCACCTCTACAGCGGCAGCGCCTACCGCACGACGATCATCTGCCGCTCCATGGAGAAGCCGCAGACCATCGTCGGCTTCAAGGTCGGCCGGTCCTTGGTGGACGAGCTCGACGTACTGTCGCTGATCAAGGCCCAGCAGGCCTGGCGCAAGATCATCGCGAGGATGCGGTACAAGGTGGATGGCCTGCGCAACCGCGTCGACGTCACCACCACCCCGGAAGGCTTCAAGTTCGTCTTCCAGCAGTTCGTGAAGCAGTTGCGCGAGAAGCCGCACCTGCAGGACCTGTATGGACTGGTACAGGCCAGCACCTACGACAACGAGGCGAACCTGCCGGACGACTACATCGATTCGCTGATGGAGTCGTACCCGCCGCAACTGATCGCGGCGTACCTGCGCGGCCAGTTCGTCAACCTGACGTCGGGCACCATCTACACCGCCTACGATCGCACTCTCAACGCCTCGCAGGAGACGGTTCAGCCAGGCGAGCCGATATTCGTGGGTATGGACTTCAACGTCGGCAAGATGGCCGCCGTTGTGCATGTGAAGCGATTGGGACTGCCGCACGCGGTCGACGAGATCGTCAACGGGTACGACACCCCGGACATGATCCGCCAGATCAAGGAGCGGTTCTGGCTGTACGCCGACGGCGAATATCGCCCTACACGTCAGATCAGGATCTACCCCGACGCCTCCGGCGACTCGCGCAAATCGGTACGGGCCAGCGAGACCGATATCGCGCTGCTCAAGCAGGCCGGCTTCGTCGTCTCGGCGCCCGCCGCCAACCCACCGGTCAAGGACCGGATCAACTCCATGAACGCCATGTTCTGCAACGCCAAGGGCGAGCGGCGGTATCGGGTCAACCCCGACCGGTGCCCGACCTATGCCGACGCCCTGGAACAGCAGGTGTGGGGCACAAACGGCGAGCCGGACAAGTCGGCCGACATCGATCACCCCAACGATGCTGCGGGCTACTTCATTCACAAGGAATTCCCGGTCGAGCGACCTGCGGCCGTTGTTACCACCCTGAGGTTCTGACCATGAGCGATTCCGTTTGCCAGTGCTGCGCTGCTGTCGAGGAGATGCGCGAGCACTGGAAGCTGATCGATTGCATCAAGGGTGGCACCTCGGCCATGCGCGAGGCGGGGGAGGTGTATCTGCCCAAGCGGCAGCTCGAGACGAGGGAGGACTATGAAGCGCGGCTGAGGCTGGCGACGCTGCACCCCGCGTTCGAGGAAACGGTCGGCGCCATGGTGGGGCGAGTGTTTGCGAAGCCGGTCGTGATCGGCGATGACGTGCCGCAGGAGATCGCCGACCTGCTGACCGACGTGGATACGGAGGGACGTGACCTGCAAGTGTTCGCCCAAGACTGGTTCCGCGGCGGGCTGGAGTATGGCCTGAAGTTCGCCCTGGTCGAGATACCGCAACGGCCAGAGGATCTGCCGAACACACGACAGGCTGAGCAACAGGCCGGCTTCAGGCCCTACGGGGTGCTGATCGAGCCTGGCCAGGTGCTGGGATGGAAGACCGGCAAGGTTGCTGGTATCGACAGCCTGACCCAGTTCCGCTTCCGGACGTGCCGGGTGGAGGAGGTGGACGAGTTCACCGACGAATCCGTTGAGCAGATCCGCGTGATCGAGCCCCACCGGCATCGAGTGTTCGAGGAGGGCAAGGACGGGTGGGAGATGGTATCGGACACGCCGAACACGCTCGGCTTCATCCCCTTGGTGCCGTATTACACCGCGCGTACCGGGTTCCTCATGGCAAAGCCACCGCTGCTCGAACTCGCCCACCTGGTGGCGAAGCACTGGTGGCTCCAGTCCTCCCTGGACAGTCTGGTTGATGTCGCCTGCGTGCCGATCCTGGTGATGACTGGCGTCGACTCCGGCGACGAACTGGCCATCGGCGCGCGCTCCGCGGTGAAGTTGCCTCGGGAATCCGACATGAAGTACGTCGAGCACACCGGCGCCGCCATCAAGACCGCGCGGGAACAACTTGACTCACTGCAAGAGGAGATGCGGCAGGCTGGTGCGAAGTTGGTGGAGAAGTCCACCCAGGTCATGACGGCGAAGCAGTCTGGCGAGGAGTCGGCGAAGGAGACCAGCAAACTGGCGATGATGTGCCAGGGCCTGCAGGACAGCCTGGTGCTGTTCCTGTCGTACTTCTCCCTCGCACTGAACAACCGCGCCGAGGGCGGCACCGTGCAGCTCCAGCCGAATCTCGACCCGGATTATGCTCCGGCCGAGACCATGGGTGTGCTGCAGCGCATGCGTGACGGCGGCTCGTTGTCAGACCAGACCCTGTTCAACGAGGCCCAGCGCCGCGGCATGCTTGCCGAGGACCTGGACTGGGAGTCGGAGCAGGAGCGGATCCGCAATCAGGAGCCTGCGATATGACTCGCTTGGAGGTGCTGCTGGCGGAGTTGTATACCGACCATGGTATCGACCTGATCAGGACCACGGCGGGTATGTCGAAGGAAGTCGAGGAGAAGATCACCGAACTCGCCGAGGAGTTGGTGAAGCTGCTGCAGGGCCGCCGGTTGCCGCTGAAGAACGTCAAGGAGGTCAACGCGATCCTCGACGAGGCGGCCAAGGCAATCAAGGCGCAGTACACCGAGATCGCTGCGGCGCATGATGCCAACCTGCGGCAACTCGCGGTCATCGAAGGAGGCTTCGCGTCGAGCTCAGTCAACAGCCTGGTGAGCCGGCCAATCATGCTCGGCGTCGGCAAGAACCGACTCAGCGCTGTGGTTGCGAATACGCTCATCGAGGGCGCGCCGACCAAGCAATGGTGGCTCAAACAGGCTGCGGATGTGTCGTTCCGGTTCGCCGGTGTGGTGCGCAATGGCTTCGTGAACGGCGAGACTACGGAACAGATGGTCACCCAGATCGTCGGCCGCCGGGCTCGGGGCGACCAACCGCCGGTGAAGGGCTTCATGGATGTCAGCAAGCGCGCGGCCCGGACCTTGGTCCACAACAGCGCCCAAGCGGTGGCCAATGGCGCCAGGATGGAGGTCTACAAGGCCAATTCTGGCGAGAATGGACCGGTGAAAGGGTATCGCCAGCTCAGCACATTGGACTCGCACACCACTGAAATCTGCATGGTCTACGACCAGAAGACTTGGGATCTGCAGTTCAGGCCTGTGGGGCACTCGTTGCCGTACAAGCAAGGTTGCCCGCGGCACTGGGGGTGTCGCAGTGCCACTCTGCCTTGGCTCAAGACGATGCGTGAGTTGGGTGTCGACGTCGACGAGGTGAAGAGCACCAGGGCGTCGATGGACGGCCAGGTGCCGGCCAGTCTGAACTTCGAGACATGGCTCAAGGGTAAGTCGAAGGCCTTCCAGGACGAGAAGCTGGGGCCCGGTCGCGCCGACCTCTGGCGCCGAGGCGTCATCACCTTGAGCGACCTGTTGGACCAGCGGGGCAACCCGCTGAGCCTGGCTCAACTTAGGGAGTCAGTCGGAGTTCGCTAACCTGCTGCTCTCGCAGGAGTGTCGTAGCTTATCGAACTCGCCCATCTGCTCTCGGTACTGCTGAGGCCAGAGCCTGTAGCCAGCCAATGCTGCTCGGATCGCTGTTTCCTGCTGCCCTGGCGTGCTTGCAGTCATTCCCTGTCGTGTCAGCTGCGCGATGGTCAGGGCTGCAAGGGCGAGCTCGGGAGGGGCATACGCATTCACCTCGAAAGCGGCCCGGATGATCTCCTTGCCCGCATTGTTGAAGGATTGCTGATCGTTTTCGACCGACGCTCCAATCAAGCCCCCCAGTGTTCCAAAGAGCCGTTCGCCAACCTCACGTAGTTTCGCCTCCTGGGTATCGATGCGCTGAATACAACTTTGGATTGCAATTTGTTCGATAGAGCGATCGCTCGATTTCGTCGCTATCAACTGGCCACCCAACGCGGCAGATCCCCCTATGGCTGCTGCAATCAAGGGGCTCAGTGCATTCCATAGTGAGTTCGTGGTGGTGCTCATCTTGAGTTCCATTTGCAATCGGTAGGAAAGCATCAAATTACAACCTACGACCTGCCTTGGCGGGTTTTTTTATGCCTGCGTTTCGGATGGAGCGGGGCGCCTTCCGGGCCGGATGGCCCATCGCAATGGCCGGATGGCCGGAGAAAGACGAGATGAAACTGAAGACTGTCGAAGTCGAAGGCAAGCAATACGCCGAGGTCCAGGATGGCAAGCCGGTCTACGTGGAAGATGACGGTAAGGAGATCGCTTTCGATGCGGTCGGTACCCGAGCCACCATCACCCGCTTGAACGGAGAGGCCAAGCAGCACCGTGAGCGGGCGGAGAAGGCCGAGAAGATCGCAAAAGACTTCGAAGGCATCGAGGACCCGGCCGCAGCGCGTAAAGCCCTGGAAACCGTCGCCAACCTCGACGCGAAGAAGCTGGTGGATGCCGGCGAGATCGAGAAGGTGAAGGCTGAAATCGGCAAGGCCTACGACACCAAGCTGACCGAGGCCACCACGCGCGCGGAGCAGTTGGAGCAGCAGCTCTACGCCGAGAAGATCGGCGGCAGCTTCTCCCGCTCGAAGTTCGTGGCTGACCGCCTGGCTGTTCCGGCCGACATGGTGCAGTCCGTGTTCGGTAAGCACCTGAAGATCGAGGACGGCAATGTCGTCGCCTACGACGCCCACGGCAACAAGCTGTACAGCAAGGCCCGTCCCGGCGAGGCCGCCGACTTCGATGAAGCGCTGGAGATTCTCGTCGACCAGTACCCCTACCGCGACCAGATCCTGAAGGGCTCTGGCCACTCCGGCGGCGGAACGCCCCCGGGCGGCAAGCCCTCCGGCAGCACGGCCAAGTCGCTCGCCGACTGCAAGACCGAGGCCGAGAAGGTCGCCTACCTCGAAACGATCAAGTAAGGAGGCCACATGGCTTTCGATCTCGCTGTATTCAACAAGCAGACCTACACGGCTCTGACCGAAACCGTCGCCCAGGCGATCGACAAGTTCAACCAGGCATCCGCCGGCACCATCGTTCTGCAGAACGCGCCGGCGCAGGGCGACTTCGACATCAAGGCCAGCTTCAAGCTGATCGCCAATCTGGTGCGCCGCCGCAACGTCTACGGCAACGGCGACGTGGCTGCGACTCGTCTGACGCAGTTGCTCAACGCCGCGGTGAAGGTCGCCGCCGGCACGCCACCGATCGAGTATGAAGCGGCCCAGTACAACTGGGTGTTGCAGAACCCGGCGTTGGCGGCCCTGACCATCGGTGAGCAACTGGGTAAAGCACGGGTCGCGGACATGCTGAACACCGCCATCCGCGGCGCGGTGGCTGCAATCAGCGGTCACTCCGACGCGACCCATGGCAGCGCCACCGAGACCGCAACCTTCCGCACCCTGAACAAGGCGGCGTTCAAGTTCGGTGACCGCGCCAACGCCATCGCGGCCTGGGTGTTCCATTCCAGCGTGGTCAGCGATCTCTACGACAACGCTCTTGCGAACGCCGAGAACCTGTTCACCTACGACGGCGTGAACGTGATGCGCGACCCGTTCGGCCGTCTGTTCGTGGTGACCGACGCCGACTCGCTGATCGTGCCGGCGGGCGCCGACCCCGAGGCCAACCCAGCTTCGTTCCGCTCCCTGGGCCTGGTGCAGAGCTCGGTACTGGTGACCGGCAACAACGACTTCGACGCCGTTCTGAACCGCACTACCGGCAAGGAGAACCTGGGTTCGGTCTACCAGGCCGAATGGAGCTACAACCTGGGCGTGCTCGGTTACACCTGGAAGACCGGTACGGGCGGCGCTTCGCCGAACGATACCGCGATCGGCACCGCGGCGAACTGGGAGCGCACCGCCACCAGCGTCAAAGACACCGCCGGCGTTCTGGTGCTGAGCAAGTAGCCGCAGAGGGGCCGCCAGGCCCCCTTTTCATGAGGTGGACAATGACCAAGAAGATTCTGTGGTTCGTAGCTGGCCCGGCTACCTCGGACCAGATGGAGTTCGCCCAGCGCAATGGGCTGACGATTCGGGATCCGCTCGCCTATCGCCAGGGTGACTTCCTCGAACAGGCCGATGCGGTGGCCGGCGAGGTGCCGCGGGCATACTCGGTGGCCTACGACCTGATCGAACTGCAAACCAACGGTGCTGCGAAGGCTCCGGGCATCCATGACGGCGAGCCCACCCTCGACGAAATCAAGGCTGACCTGAAGGCCCTCGGCGTTGCGTTCGACGGGCGCGCAGGCAAGGCTGCGTTGGCGAAACTGCTCGCCGAAGCGAAGGCGGCCCAGGAGCCCTCGCCGTTGAACGCCGAGCAGGTGCTGGCGCGTCTCGTTGAACTGGGTGTCGAGGTGCCGGAAGGCGCCACGCCCGATTCGCTGCGCGAGCTCCTGAAGGCGACCGAGGAGAAAGCCAATGGCGGTGATGACTGAGGGTGACAGCGCCAACAGCTACGTCTCCGTCGACCAGGCTACCGAGTATCACGCTCAGCGCGGCAATGCTGCCTGGGCGTCGGCCTCCAATGACAGCCGCTCCTCGGCACTGATCAGGGCGACCGACTACATCGACCGCAGCTATCAATTCCGAGGCTCGAAGGTCGACCCGGACCAGCCGCTGGAGTTTCCACGCACCGGCCTGGCCTGGCCGAACCGGAAGCTGCAGGCCGCAACGTGCGAACTGGCCCTGCTGGCTCTCGACGGGCCGCTGGACACGGTACAGCAGGCCTCCGCTGTGAAATCCGAGACGGTGGGGCCCCTCACCACGGTCTACGCCGATCCGGTGAACCAGGGGCAGCCGCGCTACGTTGCAGTGGATCGGCTTCTGGAGGCGCTGACAGTAGGCGGCGGCATGTTCAACGTCAGGGTATCGAGGATGAACTGATGGCTGATATCTACGACCGTTCCCGGGCGATGGCCATTCGTATGCTGGCACCGCGGAGTAAGGGCGGTAGGGGGCTTGAGCTACACCTGACCAAGTTCGAGCAGGGCGAGTACGACCCGGCGACCGGTGGAAGTCCAACCATCGAGCGCCGCTTCGATGGTTCCGGCATGCGCCAGGACTACGACGTGCGGGTTATCGACGGCTCGCTGATCCAACAGGGTGATGTCGAGATCATCATGTCACCAGTGCAGCTCGGGGGGCAGGACATGCCGGCGCCGAGGAACGGCGACCGTATCGAGTTCGACGGCGAGGCCTTCAAGGTGGTGACTGCGAAAGCCTGGAATTATGCCGGCCTGGACATCGGCTTCGTCGCGCAAGCGAGGAGGTAGCGCATGGCCCGTGGCTCTCGCATGCGTCAACGCTACTCGGGGCGCCAGGGCAGCTTCGCTGCAGCGGTGGCGCAATTCCGCGACCAAGCCTTGGCTGCCGGCGATGCGATCTACCAGCGGATCATGTTGGACCTGTCGGTCAAGGTGATCGAGAAATCTCCAGTCGGTGACCCGGAGCGGTGGGCCGCGAACGTCGCCTACCGCCAGCGAGCGAGTGCTGCGGCGGACCGCTACGACGAGAACGTTGCGATTCGCAACACCCTGATCAACCTGAATCCGAGCAACTTCACCAGGAACGGGAAGCTACGTCGAGGCGTGAAGCACGCGAAGCCGCTGACCAAGGCGGAGCGTGACCAGAACTTCGACGTCAACGGGATGGTGGCCGGGCGCGGGTATGTTGGCGGGCGCTTTCGGGCCAACTGGCAGTTCAGCATTGGCACGGCCGCACCGGGGGAGATTGATGACGTCGACCCGACTGGCAGCAAGGCAATTTCTGCAGTGACCGCTGGGGTCCAGCCGCTGAAGCTCGGTGATACCGCCTATCTGGTGAACAACCTGCCGTATGCGGTACCGCTCGAGTACGGGCACTCCAGCCAGGCGCCGGCTGGCATGGTCCGGGTGACCATCGCTGAATTCCAGCAGATTGTGGAGGCCGCCGTCAGGGCGAACCAGGCATGAGTCACGAGATCATTCAGCAATTGTTCGAGGCTCGCCTGGACGTCTGGGCGAAGGCCAAGGGTATCCCGGTCGCGTACCCGAATGTGACGTTCGAACCGACGCCGGGTGCCATCTATCTGCGCTGCTTCACGCTGCCCGCTGGCACTACCAGTAGCGACTTGGGCGGCTACCACCGGGGCTTCACAGGTGTGTTCCAGATCAGCATCGTGGTCCCAGGCGGGCAGGGCACCGGCGTTGCCGCAGACATCATCGCAGGGTTGGGTCAGCAGTTCCCTCTCTACAGCGAGTTGTCCCGCCCCGGTTTCTCTGTGCAGGTGGTGAGCCCCCCAGCGCCGGGACCCTGGATATCGGGGGACATCGCCGATACCAAACCAGTCTCCATCGGCTATCGCGCCGACATCTTCTGATCGCCCGCATGGGCACACCAGCACCCGCCATGAGCGGGTTTTTTCATTTCCACACGAGGAAAACTCCATGTCCGCAAGCCTCCCCAACGGCGCGCTGCTGGCCATTGCTGCCACCTACGGCCCGGCTATTCCGATTACCGCTGTCTCCAACGCCAAGCCAGCGGTTGCTACCGCAGATGCTCACGGCCTGCTGGTCGGTGACGTCGTGTCGCTGGTGTCCGGCTGGACTGGCCTGAACGGCCGAGCCGTCAAGGTCGCAGTTTCCACCGAGGACACCTTCTCCCTGGGCAATATCGATACCACCGATGTGATCCGCTACCCGGCCGGCGGCGGTATCGGCTCGGCGAAGAAGGTCCTCACCTGGCAGCAGATCCAGCAGGTGATGAACCCGACCACCTCCGGCGGCGAACAGCAGTTCGTCCAGTACCAGTACCTCGAGGACGATGACCAGCGCCAGTTGCCTACCTTCCGCAACGCTCAGTCGTTCTCGATGCCGATCGCCGACGACCCCAACTTGCCGCAGTGGGCGGTGATTGAGGCGGCGGACCAGAGTAAAGCGCTGCAGGTGATCCGCCTGACGCTGCGCAACGGATCGGAGGTTTTCTACAACGGCTACGTCTCGGTCAGCGACACCCCGACCCTGAACGTCAACGAAATCATGACCCGGACCCTGACCATCGCTCTCGATGGCCGCCCGGTTCGCTACAACCCGGCCCCCTAAGGAACTGTCATGGCGAAGAAGTTCAGCATCGCGCAGGCGCCCACCTTCGAATCCAGTGTGGAGATTCCCCGCCTCGGCGGGGAGTCCATCAAGGTGCCATTCACCTTCAAGTACCTGGATCGTGAAGCGCTGGCCGACCTCTACAGCAGTTGGGGAGAGCGGTTCGAGCGCCTGGTCGAGGAGACTCGCGAGCAGTCTCTGGAAGCGTTCACCACGGCTCAGATCGACCTCCAGGTCGAGCAGGTACAAGCCGTTGTGGCCGGGTGGGGGTTCGACGAGGCGTTCACCGAGGCCAACGTCCGGCTGCTGGTGTCCTCCCTGGTCAGCGTGCCCGAGGCCATCCTCGAGGCCTACCAGAGCGCCTACAGCAGAGGGCGCTTGGGAAACTGAAGCGCGCCGCACAGGAACTCTATCGGCCTGTAGCCAGCCCCCAGGAGCTGGCGCAGTTCGGATTGTCTCCAGATGACTTCGACGAAAGCGACGAGCAGATGGAGCTTTGGCCCTGCAACTGGACGGCATTCATCGTCTTCGAGGCGATGAGCACCCAGTGGCGGGCTGGCATGTGTGGTGCAACAGGCCTGGACTACACCGCATTGCCGGTGGTGATGCAGATGTGCGGCGTAGCCGCTGGTGAGCAACCCGCGGTATTCGCGGATATCCGGGTGATGGAAGACGCCGCTCTGCGGACCTTCCGCGAGCAGAGGGAGTCGGGATGAGCAACTTCGCCGAACTGGGCATCAAGGTCGATTCGAGCCCGGCCGTAAAGGCGGCCGAGGACCTCGACAAGCTGGTCGACTCCGCCGATCAGGCCGAACAGGCAATCGACAACCTATCCGACGCCAGCAAGGGCCTCGAGCAGGCCACCAAGGGAGTGTCGCGCGCGGAGGAGAACGCTGCCCGCAGTGTCGACAAGGCGGCCGGTGCGCGTGAACGCCAGACTGCTGCCAGCCGGAAGGTATACGACAGTGCCGCTGGCGAGATATCCATCATCAGCCAGTTGGAACGGGCGCTCTCCGGCAACGTCGCCAATATCGACGATCTGATTCGCGCCGAGAGCTTGCTCGAGCGGGCGCGCAAGGCCGGCCTGACCACGCTGCAGGACGAAGCGCAGTATCAGGATCGCCTGGGTGCGGCCTATGACCGGTTGCAGAAGGCGGAGACCAAGGAGTCCGCCGAGAAGCAGCGCCTGGTTGCGGCGCAGAACCGGCAGATCGAAGCGATGCAACGCACGGTCAACAGCATCGATCCGGTGACCGCCGCGTTGGCCAGGCTTGAGAAGCAGGAAGCCGCGTTGCGTGGGCTGCGCGCCGCCGGCGGGCTGGATGACGCCGGATTGGCCGCCGGCCTGGAGAAGATCGCGGCGAAGCGGCGGGACATCGAAGGGACCGGCGGCGCGATCAACAAGCTTGGGCTGACCAGCAAGGAAGCGCGCGAGAACGTGCTGCAGTTGGGTAACGCCCTCTCCACCGGTAACTGGCGGGTCGCCGCCCACAACATCGCCGAGATCGGTGTGAACGCCGGCGGCGCCGCGTCTGGTGTGGTTGGTGTCTTGGCACCAATTGGGCTACTGGCAGCGGCGATCGGTGGCTTGAGCGTCGCTTATCTTACTGGACAGCGCCAAGCTGATGATTTCAACAAGGCGATCATCAGCACTGGCAATGCCTCTGGACTGACAGCTCAGCAACTGACCGACATGCTCGGCCGACTTGGCAAAAGCGGAAACTTCTCAGAGGCGTCTGAGGCCCTTCTGGCGCTGGTTCGGTCAGGGCGGCAAGTAGGAAGCGCTTTCGAGGATGTCGCGCGCGCGGCTACGGAGATGTCTGCCGTAACCGGGCGGAGCGCTGGGGACATCGCAACTGAACTGGCAGGTGCCAAGGGTAAGGTTGCGGATTTGGCGGCTGAATACAACCGCCAGTACCACTTCATGAACGTCGACACCTTCGCTCAAATCGAAGCTCTGGAGCGGCAGGGGCGTTCAATGGATGCCCTGAAGCTGCTTGCAGGGACGCTGGCCTCGGAGATGAGCGCTCGAAACCGAGAGATTGAGGCGTCGACCCGCGGAATAGTAAAAGCCTGGGACGATGCGACGAAAGCTGTAAAACGGTATTGGCAGGAGCTGAAAAGCCGGACCGCTGCAGATCCGGAGACATTCAAGCTTCAGGTTTTGCAGGGCCAACTGGAGGACTCACGGAAGCTCCCGGATTCCACGCTGAACCGGAAGAACATTGAGTTCCTCGAAAAAGAGATTGCCTTGCTTCAGAAGCGGATCAGCGTCCGTGAGGAAGGGCGACGGGCTCAGGCAGAAGGTCAAGAGGACCAAGATAGCTTCATCCAGGCTAGCAAGGACCTGAATGCTCAGCTTGATAACGTATCGCCTGCGAAGAAGCGGGCAGCAGCCATTCGCGAGCTCAATGCGCAGTTTCTTGAGCTGCTGAAATCATCGGAACGGCTTGGTAAGAGAAGCCCTCTGCTCGAGGGGGTTCAGTACGATGGGCGTTCTTTCTCTGGCGGTGCGTACGACCAACTGCGCAAGGGGATTGAGGAGCGCCTGAAGGACCAGAAGGGCTCCGCCGGTTCGGTGGACCTACGTGCGGCCAACACCGCGAAGAACAGCTTGGCCGAGATCACCGCGACCTACCGTAACGCGCAAAAGGAATTGGAGGCGTCCCAACGCGCAGGCGTGATCAGCGCGGAAAGCTACGCGCAGCAGCGCATCTCGATCATCCGGCAGGAGCGGGATGAGGTAACTCATGCCTACGAGCGTGAGATCGCAGCGCTGGAGACTGCCAGGGCGAAGCAAGGAACCTCGGCTGCCCAGCGAATCCAGCTCGACCAGAAGATCGCCGACTCCAGGACGGCGCTGGTCAAGGCGCAGCAGGACGCTGATTCACAGCTCAACCAGATCGAACTCAGCGAGCAAGGACGGCTACGGCGACAGGAGCAGTCGGTGCAGCGCTATACGCAGGCGCTGCAGGCGCAGGTCGATGCGTTGCGCCTGGAGGGCGAGCGCGCTGCGGCCGGTGTCAGCATGGGCGGACGAGAGCGGTCCCGCTTCGAGCAGTTGAACAGTCTCGACGACCGCTACAACCAGCAACTGATGGACCTGGAGAACCAGCGCTCCGATCCCAGTCGGCAAATGTCGGACGAGGAGTACGAGAAACGTCTGGCTGCGCTCAGAAAGGCGCATCAGGACCTGCGAGACACCGTGGTCAGCAACTACGACCAGATGACCGCTGCCCAGTCAGACTGGAGCAACGGAGCGAGCGGAGCCTGGAACGACTATCTCGAAAGTGCCAGGAATGTTGCTGGGCAGACGCATGATCTTTTCACCAACGCGTTCCGCGCCATGGAGGATGCAGTCGCTACCTTCGCCACGACCGGCAAGTTGTCGTTCTCCGACTTCGCCAAGAGCATCCTGGCCGACATGGCGCGGATTGCAACGCGCGCCGCTGCCTCGCAGGCCCTTTCGTCCCTCTTCGGCGGCTTCTTCGGCGGTGGAAACGCTGCAGCACAGTCGGGCGTCGACAATCTGGTGAGCAACAGCGGGCTGTTCGCCAACGGTGGTGCGTTCGCCGGCGGGGTGCAGATGTTCGCCACTGGCGGGGCCTTCACCAACAGCGTGGTCAGCACGCCAACCGCGTTCGGCATGAGCGGCGGCCGTATGGGTGTGATGGGCGAAGCGGGGCCAGAGGCCGTGATGCCGCTGACCAGAACCTCGTCCGGGGCCCTCGGTGTGCGCGCTATGGGCGGCAGTAGCTCGCAGATCAACGTCGAGGTGAACATTGCCTCGGATGGTTCGGCCAACGTCTCCAGCAGCCAGCCTGGCCTGGACCAGTTCGGTCGCGACATCGGGACGTTCGTCGAGCAGAAGTACCGACAACTCCTGGCGCGTGATCTGCGGCGTGACGGTGCGATCGGCCGCGCCATCAACGGGTAGGGCACATGGCAATCGAAACCTTCACCTGGGCCACCGAGAGCGGTGGCGAGGGCGACATCACCTTCGCCACCAGGTCCGCGCAATTCGGTGACGGCTACAAGCAGTTGGTGAGCGAAGGCCTGAACAGCAAGTCCCAGAGCTGGCCGGTTTCCATCACCGGGCCGGCGGCGACCATCAAGGCCGCGATGGACTTCCTGGACCGCCACACCGGAGCGCGTGCATTTCTCTGGACGCCGCCCCTGGGCGGCCTGGGCTTCTACACCTGTGCGGGCTACCGGCCCGTCAACCTCGGCGGCCGGGTCTACCGGCTGACCGCGACCTTTGAACAGGCATTCCATCCATGACACTGATCACCGATATCCAGAAGCTGGAGCCCGGCGGCGAGGTCGTGCTGTTCGAGCTTGACGGCAGCGACTTCGGCGCCGACGTGGTCCGGTTCCACGGACACGCTATCCCGCACAGCCCGCAGGAACTGGCCGCCGCCGGTGCCAAAGCCGACCAGTTACCGGCGAAACCGATCTGGTGGCAGGGCCACGAATACGCGGCCTGGCCGGTGCAGATCGAGGGCATCGAGGCGAACAGCGATGGTACTGCGGCGCGGCCGAGCTTCACCGCCGGCAACGTCAATGGCCGGATTACGGCGCTCTGCCTGGCGTTCGAGGACCTGCTCCAGTTCCGCCTCACCATCCGGACGACGCTGGCGAAATATCTGGACGCGTCGAACTTCCCTGGCGGCAATCCCGACGCTGATCCCTCCCAGGAGATCGTCGAAATCTGGTACTTGGACCAGAAAACCAACGAGGACGGCCAGTACGTGGCCTGGGAACTGGCCTCGCCAGGTGACGTTGGCGGCGAGCAGGTCGGTCGGCAGATGACGACTCTTTGCCACTGGGCGATGACGGGCGGGTACCGCGGGCCCGACTGCGGCTACACCGGCCCGTACTTCGACATCGACGGCAACCCCACCGATGACCCAGCCCGGGACGAGTGTGATGGCTGCCTGGGCACCGGTTGCATCCCGCGCTTCGGTGAAGGCAACCAACTGCCCTTCGGCGGCTTCCCTGCCGTCTCGATCATCGCCAGGAGCTGACCATGCTCAAGCACATCCTGTCTGCCGTGCAGAAGCACGCTGCGGCAGAGTATCCGCGCGAGTGCTGCGGACTGATCATCCGTTCCGGCCGGAGCCAGATGTACGTTCCCTGCGAAAACACTGCTGTCGACGCCGGCGAGGAGTTCCGCATCGCACCCGAGGCGTATGCAGAGGCGGAGGACCAGGGCGAGATCGTCGCCGTGGTGCACAGCCATCCCGATGCCACCAGCCGACCGAGTGCCGCAGACGTTGCGATGTGCAACGCCTCGGGCCTGACTTGGCACATCCTGAGCTGGCCGGAGGGCGACCTGCGCACCATCGAGCCTGTCGACCAGGTGCCGCTGCTCGGGCGCGCCTTCGTGCATGGGGTGCAGGACTGCTGGCAGGTCTGCTCGGACTGGTACCAGAGAGAGTGGGGCATCGAGTTCCCGCACTTCGAGCGTGCCGACGGCTGGTGGGAGCGGGCAGACGGTCCGAGCCTCTACGAGCAGCGGTTCGAGGGGGCCGGCTTCATCCGGGTGGACCGGCCGCAGCGTGGCGACATGATCGTGATGGCGGTGGGGCGCACCGCGCATCCGAACCACGCCGGGATATACCTGGCGGACGACCCATCACTACCTGGCGAGGATGTGCAGCACTTCGGCGCCGGGCCATTCCTGTTGCACCACCTATATGGGAAACCCTCAGAAATCATCGTGTTCGGCGGGCCGTGGCTTGAGCGGGCGCGCCTTGTGTTGCGTCATCGGGACGCGAAATGAAGCGGATGTGCCGCGGGAGGAGAGTATGCAGCAGCGCTATTTTCTAACCATCCATGACCTATTTACGGTGCGCGATGGCGTGCGGTGCGGCGGCGAGGCGTTCGTGGCGATCCTCGACGATCAGGATGAAATCGACCGCTTGAGATTCGCCGGCATGACGAGTCCAGCTAGCGCTGGGTATCGTCGTAGCTATTCCGGGAAGCCTGGGCTCACCGTACGACTGGTTTCTGGTCCAGGGCGTATCACCTTCGAAGCGATCAGCTCGGCGGCGTGAGGCCGCCGAGCGTGCATGGATTTCAACGGTCGTTTTCTTCCAGATCAAGTAGTTGATTATCCCCGAAGCGGGGATGCAGACGATTCATCTTGGCAATGAAATCAGGGTAGTCATTGGACAGCTTCATGGCTGTAACAACGGATGCCAGATGCTCTCGAAGGCGAGGATGGCCAACCTCTTGAGTAAGACGGCGGTGCAGGTGCCTTTTTTTCTCATCTTTGGCTGCCTGCTTCTTCAACTCTTCAAGCAGTCCAGGCGCCAAACGCTCATAAACAATGTCATTAGTGAGCGTACCGAAGTACTGAGGACGGAATTTGGGATTTTCTGGCGGGTACTTCAGGCCTCGCAAGCGGAACAACTCTTCGTAATACTCGGCTGGAAATGCCCGCACGTATGGCTGTAGTTCTTTTGCCACCCAAGCCTCAAGTATCTTTGCAAGAGCATCTTTGGCACGGTCACGCTGATAACCGGTCGCCTCGTCAATAAGCGCGATGATGCCCACACGAGCGAAGCCGCGCACAAGGATTTCAGCTTGTGCGGCAATATGCATTTGTTGTTTCTGTAGAAGGTTTTCCGATCTCGCCGCAAGGATCACATCGCAAAGGTCTGCCAGAATGGTTGCCTCATAGCCATTGGCGACCGATCCGATGCCGGGTGTGCGGAAACGTATCGGCTGTTTTAAGCGCTCTGCAACTGCGATGCTGCGCGAGTACAACTCATTGATTTCTTTTGATTTTTCAGAGATCGATAGGGCGAAATTGGCAAGTCGCTGCTCGCCGCTAGAACTGCCGCCAGTAGACATGCCGATACCAGCTTGCAGGCCGCGCTGAGAGAGAACCCGAGTACCATCTTCCAGAACATAGCAGGTGAGTTCAGCATCTCCAATTCGCAGCGGGTGATCTCCCGACTCATGTGTTGCGACTGGTAGTTTAGCCAGTTCAGCCTTGGCTAAGGCCGCCTTCCTGGCGTTTTCTTTGCGTTGCTCCGGGGTCAGCGATGCTTGTCTGGCTGCGCCACCTTTAGCGCGTCCTGATGGTTTCTTGTTGGTTTCTTTCGACATGGCTTGGTGCTCCGACTGCTGCTGGTGTGCAAACATTATTGCATTTTGCTAGCAATCTGCAAGCAAATTAACGGATGCTTGTATCCAGATGCGACTGGTGCTTCGGCACCGCGAATCGCCGAATGACCCACGCCGGCAAAGTCAACCGGAAAATCCACGGTAGACCACCCGGCAGATTGACTCGCGCCGCCATACCCGAACCCGGCCCTGTGCTGGGTTTTGGTGCTGACGAGGTGATGATAGATTGAGCCTCCTGTGAAGGAGGTGGGTCATGGTGGACGTGAAGTCTCTATTGGAAGCGGTTCAGCCTTATCTTCTCGGGCCGAACGATACGGTTGATCCGACTGATAGAGAGTGCTATCGACTGACAGAGGATGATAAACGTCAGATTGAGTGGTCCATCGCGCAGAATGGATACGACTCAATACAGAACATTACGAAGGGTGGAGTAGTTCTATATCTTCGGAAGCATCAGAGATTTTCAGGTGAAGATTCCGCTTATCTAAGGTATCTGTTTTCCCCTGAGTCAGTAGATCGCTTGAAGTGGAGCGGCCCCGAGAGGATTATTATAACAAGCGATAGCTCAGAAAAAATTGGCCCTTCAGGTCACGTTATCCATGTTGTCAGAAGTTACTCTCCTTTTCTTGATAGGCTTTATAACTTGCCCTACGAGCCTGAGACGGATTTTAGAGGTATCACAATTGGGTTTCGGTTCTGCGCAACGATTCAAGCAAGAAATAGCCTTTCTGTTTTAGAGCAACATGGCCGTATAGAGTGTGTCGCCGTTGATAGACTCCCTAAAATCATATCTGAACCTTGGCAAGGTATTTGGTTGCCATTTGCTAGGCTGAATTACATGTTTCCAATGGGGACGACGGCATCTGATATCGGGCAGATACCCGGCGATGGCGGAGACTACCTGCGCTTCTTGCTTATGATAAAAAGTATTGGAGCGACGCCTATAGCTTATCGAGAGAAACTAAAGATGTTGGATGGTATTCATCTGATGTGGGGGAGTGATGGTCATTCTTTCTCTGAGTATTCGTCCAATGGGCACCTGGATCTAGAGGAAATAATGAGAACGGAGATTGTCGATGAAGAATAAATTTAATTTTTCCGGAAAGTTGTGTCGGCATGCGTCATTGTCAGGAGCTGTCTTGTCGTTTCTGGTTTTTTCAGGTTGCTCGACTGTTCAAGATATACGTGAAACTCCCCCGGTTGCTAGGCTCCACTCTGCGAAATCCGCCGAAGAACTTGCTGAATGCATTGTGAATAGTTGGCAGTCTGTCTCGCTGATCGGAGGTAGTGTCGGCGGACAAATACAGAAGTCAGGAAGTAGCTATAGCGTTATCGCGCCGAACGCAGAAACGCCGTGGCACGTAGCAGATATATTACCTCTAGTTGACGGCGGATCAAATGTAACCTATAGGTACCATCGGACATGGCAGTCGCCAAACTCAAAGGTTGTTAGTGCCATCAAGGCCTGCGCAGATTGAGATTACAACTAGACCGAAACCGCCCTGATGGGCGGTTTTTCTTGCTAGGAGATAGATATGGCCCAAGCCAAAAACTGCCCGCAGATGACCACGATCAAACTTTACGGCGCGCTCCGGGAGTTTGGTCGGGAATATCAGTTTCTCGTTGGGTCTACTGCTGAAGCGGTCAAGGCGCTATGCATCCAAATTCCAGGCCTCGAGCGTTTTTTCGCCAATGCACACCTTCGGGGAGTGGAATTTGCGGTTTTTCGTGGAAGACGGAATATTGGAGAGGAAGAGTTCGGCATGGGAGGTGCGGAAGAGATTCGGATCGCGCCGATACTCAAAGGTCGAAAGCGTGGCGGTCTTGTTCAGACAATTGTCGGAGTTGCGCTTATTGCGCTTGCCTATTTCAACCCCTTCGGCGCGTTCTCCGGGCCTGTGGTCACAGGGTTGTATGCGGCCGGCGCAGCCAACGTTGCCGGCGGCGTCATCCAAATGCTCAGCCCCCAGGCCCAGGGCCTGAAGCAGAGCGCGGCGCCGGAGAACTTGCCCAGCTACGCCTTCGGCAGCGCCAGAAATACCACCGCCAGCGGGAACCCGGTGCCGATCTGCTACGGGAAGCGCCGGTGGGGTGGGGCGATTATTTCGGCGTCGATCTACGCCGAAGACAAGGTGTAACAACCAACCATGAGCGGCGAGGCCGCGGGAGATAGGAATGAACACCCAAACTACCACCAAAGGTCAGGCTATTAAAAGCCAAGCTGTAGACTCGAAAGGAAATCCAGCTTGGCTTTTACGCTCTGACGGTCAAATCGTGATTTCGGCGCAGTTCGTAAAAGATAGCGCCGTGACCAAAGCTGTTATTCGCGGTTGATATTTGGGATATCAAGAGTGTAAGTGCTTGGTATCACTCCGTCCGGAAATACCTTTTGGAAAATCTCTAGCACGAAGTTATCTCCTACACCTTGCTGCCTGCATGCCAGTGAAGCTTTTCGGGCGATGTGTCTTTGTTGGCTGCAAGAATCTTCTGTCGAGTCAGGGTGCCTCTGATAAATTCAAGACAAAGCATAAATCTCGGAGCGAGTTGAATGAGCACTTTTGCTTGTGAGTCCAACATGAGGGAGCTCTCAATGAGCACAGGTCGGCCCATTGAGGAGCTAAAGCAGGTAGTCGTGACTGAGTTAATGGTCAAAGCCGCGATGGATTATGTGCTCGGGTTATGGGATCGGGATGTCGACATTTTCCTGCTAGAGGATGTGTTCAGGATAATGGCAGTTCTTCAGCCTCGGCCTCTGGATATTCCAAAATTGACGAGCGCACCTTCTCAATGAGCTTGTCGAACTTGGATAGCGATGCCGATTTAATTTCATCTGGAACACCGCATTCCAACAGCCCAGCAATAATGCCGAGCAGGTAGTAAACCTGCATTAAGTCGAGCGCGATTTTTCTAAGTTCAAGCAACGTTAGCGTTTCTGAGTAGGGCGTTCCGTCACTGTTCCTCTTTGTTGGATGGTAGATAGGGGCCTCGTCCTTGCCCTCTGGTGATAACCCCCAGGCCCAATGGACGATCTTGTTTCTCTGCGCCGTCATCTTCTTGAATGTGGACAGAGCGACATTCAGCCTTTCCGGTATGTCGATCGGTAACGGCGATGTTTCGAGAAGCTTTGTGACCGTTGCTGCTAATGAGGTCGAGCGGAGCCTTAATGATTCTACGACGACCGACTGGGTATCCGCTCTTAGTCCGCTTAGAAAACCGAATATCCGCATGAGCGGTTCATCGCACAGGCTGTGATTGACCACGATCTGCCCGATTTCTGCCCGCATGGCAGAGTTTGGGCCCGCGTCGTATCTATAGTTTGTGGTTCTTGGGTCTTCCATTCCGCTTGCCTCCTCGGCCCCTGTTCTCATCCAAGCACGGGAAGCTACCGCCAGAGCAAACATGCTGCCACTGGCATTTCATCCACGCTGTACAACCTTCCAGCCCGCCTCGCGCGGGCTTTTTCATGCCCGGAGGAAAGCATGGGCGCAGTTCACCAGCACCTGGCCGGCCGCAAGGGCGGCAGTAGCAAACCGAAACAGCCGGTCGAGGCACCCGACAGCCTGCGCTCGGTCGCGATGGCCAAGATTCTGCTCGCCGTGGGCGAGGGCGAGTTCGCCGGCGTTCCGAGCGAGCGCGACATCTACCTCGACAACACCCCGCTGATGGACCCGAGCGGTAACCTGAACTTCCCGAACGTTAAGTGGGAGTGGCGCGCGGGGTCGGTGGATCAGGACTACATCCCGGGCATCCCTGCCGTTGAGAACGAGACGTCTGTCAACGTCGAGTTGCGCAGCGATACGCCCTGGGTGCGCTCGCTGAGCAATACCCAGCTTTCCGCAGTGCGCCTGCGCTTCGCCTGGCCAGCGCTCCAGCAGCAGGACACCAACGGCAACATCGGCGGGTACCGGATCGAATACGCCGTAGATCTGGCCACCGACGGCGGCGCCTATCAGGAGGTGCTGCGCGAGGCCGTCGATGGCAAGACCACCACCCGCTACGAGCGCTCCCGCCGGATCGACCTGCCGGCGGCCACCAATGGCTGGCAGTTGCGCGTGCGGCGCCTGACGCCGAACCAGAACAACAACCGTATCGCCGACACCATGCTGATTGCCGGCTACACCGAGGTGATCGACGCGAAGCTGCGCTACCCGAACACGGCCCTGCTGTACGTCGAGTTCAGCGCAGAGCAGTTCAGCAACATTCCGGCTGTCACAGTCGACTGCCGCGGGCGGAAGGTCCAAGTGCCGAGCAATTACGATCCGGAGACCCGGGCCTACCTCGGCATCTGGGACGGCACGATGAAACAGGCCTGGACCGATAACCCGGTCTGGCACACCTACGACATCGTGACCAACGATCGCTTCGGTGTGGGTAAACGCATCAAGGCCTGGATGGTAGACCGTTGGGAGATGTACCGGATTTCCCAGTATTGCGACCAATTGGTTCCGGACGGGAAGGGCGGCCAGGAGCCGCGACACACCTGCAACCTGAACCTGCAAAGCCGCGCCGGGGCCTGGGAGCTGCTGCGTGACCTCACCGCGATCTACCGCGGTATGGCGTACTGGGCCCAGGGCCAACTGAAGATCCAGGCGGATATCCCGCGCGCCACCGACGTCGATTTCGCCTACACCCGGGCCAATGTCATCGACGGCCGCTTCAGCTACGGCTCTGCCAGTGAGCGTACTCGGTACAGCCGCGCCTTGGTCAGCTACGACAATCCGGCGAACAACTACGACACCGACGTGGCTGCGGCCACCGATAAGCGCCTGCAGCGGCGTTACGGCGACAACCCGGTCGAGGTGGCAGCCATCGGCTGCACTCGCGAGAGTGAGGCCCAGCGGCGCGGAAAGTGGGCGATCCTGACCAACAGCCAGGATCGCACGATAACGTTCCGTACTGGGATGGACGGAGCAATTCCGCTGCCGGGATGGGTGATTCCGGTGGCTGACGCGCTGCTGGCTGGACGGGAGATCGGCGGGAGGATCTCTGCGGTCGCTGGCCGAGTGATCACCTTGGATCGCGATACCCAGGCAAAGTCTGGCGACCGGCTGTTCCTGAACCTGCCCAGCGGTAAGGCTGAGGCGCGAACCGTGCAGTCGGTTGCCGGGCGCGCGGTGACCGTGACGACAGCCTACAGCGAGACCCCGCTACCGGAATTGGTCTGGACCCTCGATGCCGACGACCTGGCGGTGCCGCTCTACCGTGTGATGAAAGTCAGCCAGCCGGAGCGGGGTGTCTTCGAGATCACTGCGCTGCAGTACGAGCCCGGGAAATTCTCGGCGATCGACACTGGTGCCAAGTTGGAGAACCGGCCGATCAGCATTATCCCGATCACCACAGTTGCGCCGCCGGCGAGCGTCACGCTGACCTCGCACTACCAGTTCGATCAGGGATTGGCGGTCAGCACGATGACCGTTGCCTGGCCTGCTGTAGAAGGGGCGGTGGCATACGACGTGGAGTGGAAGAAGGACAGCGGCAACTGGATCCGCCTGCCGCGTGCCGGCACCACCAGCGTCGATGTGACTGGCATCTACGCAGGTGGCTATCTGGCGCGGGTGCGCGCGGTGTCGGCCTTCGACATCACGTCGGTCTGGAAGAGTTCGATCCTGACCCAACTCAGCGGTAAGACCGGCGCGCCGCCGGCGGTTGCCTATCTCCGCACGCAATCTCGGGTGTTCGGCATCGGTCTGGAGTGGGGCTTCCCTGCTGGCGCCGAGGATACCCAGCGCACGGAAATATGGTACGGCACCACCACTGATCGAGAGCAGGCGAAGAAACTGGGCGACTTCGCTTTCCCACAGGCGGCCCATGAAATGCAGGGGCTGGCGGCTGGCGTGTCGTTCTTCTTCTGGGCACGCTTGATAGATCGCACGGGCAACATAGGGGCGTGGTATCCGGCTGGCGCTGGGACCAATGGCCAATCAAGCAGCGACCAGACGGAATACGACCAGTATTTTTCTGATCGCATCAGCGAAAGCGCGCTGAACCAAGGGCTGAAGGACAAAATCGGCGAGATCGATGATTTGAGCGAGAAGGTTACCGATCTGCTCAACAACTCGACCGCGTATGACCCGGCAAAAATCTACTCGAAAGGGGATGTTGTCTATCACAATGGTCGCCTCTACCAGTGGAGCAGCAATACCTCTGGCAACATCGCACCGCCGAGCGAAGCATACTGGACTGACATCGGCCAGATCTCGGCAGAGGTGGGCGCTCTGGCTGCTCGGGTCGAACAGAACACCACCAACATCGGTGTGATCGACGGCAAGCTTACTGCGCAGGCAGAGAGCATTAACGGCCTGGTCGCCCAGGTGACACCCGATGCTGCCGGAGATACGGACTGGGGCGCCGGAGATAGCAATGTCTATGCGGGAACAGTAACGGTTCAGTCGGTCTCGGCCGACGCCGACCTTGCAACTGCAATCCGCGTGGACTCTGTGAAGGTTTCGGTTGACGCAAACGCAGCAGCCATCGTTACGGAACAACAGGCGCGCGCCTCCGCCGATAACGCCCTGGCTTCGAATATTCAGGCGCTCAGCGCTACTGTCGGAAGCAACACTGCTGCCATCCAACAGGTCAGCCAAGCGCAAACCAGCACCGATGGCCAACTGTCAGCGATGTGGGCGGTGAAGATGCAGGTCACGGCAGGCGGTCAGTACGTTGCGGCTGGCATCGGCTTGGGTATCGAAAACGAGGCTGGTGTCTTCCAGTCGCAGTTCCTTGTTGATGTGAATCGCTTTGCAGTCGTGAATACCGCCAACGGACAGTTGACTGCTCCGTTTGTGATACAGAACGGGCAGACCTTCATCAGTCAGGCGCTGATAGGAACTGGCTGGATCACCAACGCGATGATCGGCAACGTGATTCAGTCGACCGCACTCGGTGCCAACGGCGAGCCGCTGTGGAAGCTTGATAAAGCAGGGAGTTTGACGATGAACAGCGCGACATCCGGGGGCTTCATGAGGCAGACGGCGGAGGCCGTCAAGGTCTACGACGCGAACCTCGTGTTGCGGGTACAGATCGGGAATCTCGACGCATGACCTACGGTCTCCGGATTCTAAACGCCGCCGGTGGGATCATCATGGATCTTACCGGACAGTCGGCGCGAACTATCTATCGGCAATCCATCGGAGCGATCACAACTGGAATGTCAGTAACTGTTCCAGGGTTTGATCCCGCTCGCGGCGTAGTGTTCTTCATCGCTAACGGAAATCCATCCGGATTTGTCCCGCCGTACCGCATCGCTGGTAACGTCATCATGTTTGAAATGAGCGGTTCTTCGAATACAACCTATGTTCTGCATGCGGTGATGTTCTCATGAGTTACGGAGCTCTCATTCGCGGTAATAGTGGGCAGACAATCATCGACGATGTAAATCCATGCATGCATATTGTGGAGTCGGGGACTTATGGGGTGCAGGGAGCAACGGAACTTGTTATCAGCTATTCGACCCCCATAAATTCGCCCTATGAGCCGTATGTGTATGTTAGGCCGAACGGGCCTCACCAGATATATCAGTTCCGTCATCTGGGAGGGCCCGGAGCGTGGACTGGCTTCGCGTTTTATCAGTCTATTTTCCGGGACACTGAACCGCCGGTATATGGAGGGCAGTGGAAGGCGGCCGCCGTGATGCTTCCTCGTACCGGTGGTTGGGGACTTCAAGTATTCGATGGTCAGTCACGTGTGATGTTCGATAGCAATCGTGAGATCGTTCGCTTCGCAGGTGGGGCGCAAACGTGGAGCAAGTATGCATTCAACCCGAATTGGCCAGGGGGGATGCGGCTACAAACATGGGCGATGCCATATCCCTATGAAGCATCGACGTACTATATGGTGAGCCATTTCAACCTAAAGCCATGGTTCACTCTTGAGTCCCCTCGGGTCGGATTTCTCTATAGTTCTAGAACCACTATTTTCGCGTCTGCTCTTGTGCCAGACGAAACGAATCGTCCGTTCAATTGGCCTTTAATTGTGATTGCGTGATACGGAACTAGGAGTAATTCATGGCTCAGAAAATTATCGATACGACAACTAATAATGGTAGCTATATAGGTGACCCAGCGAAGACCGCCTTCGGAAAGTGTAACGAGAACTTCACAGAAATTTATGGGCGTGATGGGGTCAATGGAGTTCGCCCAATTTCAAACGGGGGGACAGGTGCAACTACTGCCGCAGGCGCTCGATCGAATCTTGAGTTAGGAACTGCCGCGATGGCTAATGTCGGTACCGCTGATGGGAACGTGATGACCGTCGGTGCCTTCGGGCTGGGTAGCCCGAGCGGCGGTCCTTCCGGAGCTCCCGACTCGTCTTTCCGGCCGGGTTTCTATCGCTATCCCGTCGGCGCCTCCGGTGCGCCGTACGGCGACTCAGCGGGCTCGTTGCTCGTGAATACGCTCGGCGGCAACTACGTACAGCAGATCGCGATCACGCCACGGCCCAGCACGACGAATCCCTGGGTTGGCTGCCGACATTTCGACGGAGGGGGCAATCCTGGGCCGTGGGTCCTGTTTTATCACTCGGGAAACACGACGAGAGCAACCGACGGGACGCTTCGTGCGGCATCGCCGGTCGTGCGTATCGCCAACGTTGCTGCGAGCTTGAGACCCGATCTCAATGAACTGGATTTCGAGCCTGCTGGCGCGTGGGGTGTAGCTAATGCAGAGGCCCTCGGCGTTACCGTCCAACGCCTCGATGTCGGCGTCTACCAGATATCTGGCTGCCTGGGCCTTGCGAAAGAGGGCTGGCGCGTGATCGATCCTGCGTCTCCCGACGGCGGTCGCCCGCTCGGCATCACCGATAGCGAACAGGCTGAGAATGGGACGGTCACCATCCGGCTCTTCAAACAGCGCTGGACACTCAGTGACGACGGCGAAATGGTGCTCGGGAAGGGCGCCCCACTGGATGTCCCGCTCAACAGTTGGATCGATGTCCGATTGTCGATGCCGGCACCTCCCGAGATGCAGCCCGAGACTCTATGACCAGCCCGCACTCTGCGGGCTTTTTTGTGCCTGGAGATCAGAATGCCTATCACTGAGCAGCAGCTGCTGCAAATCCTCCCGAACGCCGGCCCTCGCGCCGGCGTTTTTGTTGGTGCGCGTCACGCAGTACCTCGCCGATCCCTGCGGAGGTAAGACTCCCTTTCCCGCCGAGCGGCGAGCCGCCCGCAGGTCCTTACCGCAATATCGACCGGTATTCCGGCTTTGATGCGCTGGTGGGCGGTAGAGACGTTGACTCCGAAGTGAGCACAGGCCTGGGCAATACTGGCGAACTGAGTGCCGTCGATCTCGACTCCGGTCAGGCGTCGCTGGTTCTCGGACGCTTGCTGATGGATCGTGGCCCATCGGCAGTTTTCAGGACAGTAGTCACCGTCTGGGTCGATTCGATCGATGCTGTACCTCCCAGCAGGCCGAGGCCCCATGTCTTTGAGGAAAGCCTCGAACGACTGATTCCAACGTTCGCAGACCTTGATACCGCGACCGCCCCAGTTAGGGAAGTCCTTGTACTTCTCGTCGTAGCACCTGCGTTTCATGCCTAGCCAGGTTCTGTACTCCGGGGTTTTCAACCCTCGACGGCTGTGCCCGTGCGCGGTGACTTTGGCTGTACGCTTCCTGACGAATTCCCTGTTTGAGCCAAGCGCTGAAGCCCATTCGCTGGCGAGGCACCCGCATGAACGTGTCGAGCCGCTTCGCAAGTTCGACGAGTTCACCTTTACCTCGGCTCCGCACTCGCACCGGCAGAGCCAGACAGATCCTCCGTTTTTCCCGGGAGAGTCGTAGGCGACCACCAAAAGGCGCCCATAGCGAAGCCCGGAGATATCGATCCGTTTCATTTCATTCACCTATTGAGAGAGGGACCGCCGATGGCAGTCGTTTCCGAGAAAACCGCTGGAGGGAGGAACGTTCTTGCGTTCCTGGACATGCTTGCGTGGTCTGAGGGGACCAGCACGATCAGAGGTAGCGACAACGGCTACAACGTTGTTGTCGGTGGAGGGCTGTTCAATGGGTACGCTGATCACCCGCGCCTGAAGGTCTATCTGCCTCGCTACAAGGTTTATTCAACTGCGGCGGGCAGGTATCAGCTCCTTTCGAGGTATTGGGACGCCTACCGCGAAAGCCTGGCACTGAAAGGCGGTTTCACCCCATCTAACCAGGACCTGGTGGCGTTGCAGCAGATTAAGGAGCGACGCTCGCTCGCAGATATACAGGCTGGTCGCTTGGCGGATGCAGTGCAGAAGTGTTCCAACATCTGGGCCAGCCTGCCGGGGGCTGGTTACGGCCAACGCGAGCATTCTCTTGATGACCTGACCGCGCACTACCTTGCGGCGGGCGGAGTCCTTTCATGATCTCGGCCCGTGTTGTCTCGATCATGCTGGCCTGCCTGCTGCTGGTCGGCCTCGGTGCCGCCGGCGGTGCCTGGCTCGGCGCGCGCCACTACCGGCCGCAGCTCGATGCTGCGCTGGCGGATCTGATTGCCTGCCGAGCCGCCAGGGGCAGCCTGGAGGCCACAGTGGCGGAGCAGGTCCGGCAGGTTGCCGCGCTGCGCCTGGCCGGGGAGCAGCGCGCCCGGGATGCCGCGCAGGCTATGGAGCGGGGACGGCAGCAGGCCGCTGAGCAGTATGCCGGAGCACAGCGCCTGGTACGTGAGCGAACCGCCGGCGAGCAGTGTGCGGCCGCCGATGCGGTCATCGATCAGGAGTTGGGTCTATGAAGGCGGTGCTGATGCTGGTGATTGTCGCGCTGGCGGGATGCGCCGGCCGGCAGGAAGCCGAGCCGCGCACGGTGCGCGTAGATGTGCCGGTGGCGGTTCCTTGCCGAGTGCCGGCGGTGGAGGTGCCGGCCTGGGCAACCGCTGGGCTGAAGAAGAGCGACGACCTACAGACCAAGGTCCGTGCGTTGCTCGCCGAACGCTTGCAGCGGATCGGTTACGAGGCGCAGATCCTGGCTGCGAATCAGGCCTGTCAGGATTAGGAGTAGACTACGGCCTTTTCCTACGGAGCAGGGCGATGCTGGTGATTCGATTGGCGGGGAAGTGGACGTTAAAGCTGGACCGCCAGATAGGCAGTTCCGGCAAGCACGGGATATGGGCATTCCACTGCTCTGAAAGCACGTTCGCGCCGTCTTCGAACGACCTCCGGCGCACTGCGGCGATCCTTCCAGCCGAGCCCAAGGAGGGCCAGACGGTGGACGTATCGATCTGCGAGACCGCGCACTCGCCGGATGGCTGGATTGCCGTCGGATCAGGCGTTGCTGCTTACGAAGCGGAGCGCTGAGGCTCGATCAGATGGGCGCCCTGGTTTCGGACGTTCCCCACGTCTCGGCTGACCGCGTACCACCGGAACGACTCGCTCGGCTCACCCTGGTGGAGCACGATCTGCTCCGCGCGTTCCGGCGGCGTCGCAGGGTCAAGCCACTCGCGTGCCAGGTCGGGCGGCAGCACCACCGGTCTCCGGTCGTGAATATCGACCAGGCCGCCATCGGCGTCCGCGGTAATGATCACGAACCCGTGGTGATCTGCCGGTTCGTCATCGAGGCCAGGAAACTGGCCGATGGCCGCGCATAGGATCGGACTCCCGTCCCGGTGTTGGATGTGGAACGGTTGTTTCCGCGCCTCGCCTCCATCGACCCACTCGAACCAGCCCGAGATCGGCGTCAGCGCGCGATGGCGCCACGCGGCGCTGAAGAACCTGCCGCGGGCGACCTTCTCCGCCCGGGCGTTGATCGGCGCCGCGCGATCACGGGCCCAGAACGGCCTCCATCCCCATCTGATCGCCTGGGCGACCAGGGCGTTCCCTTCCAATCTGAGCGTCGTCACGGTCGTCGATGGGGCGACGTTGTAGCGCTCGGGCTGCTCGCCGACAAGGTTGACCAGCGCGTTGGGCATCGACAGCGCGTCGACGAACTCGTGAAGTCCCGAGTACTGCGAAAGCCTGCCACACATCGCATCGCTCCGGCCGAAGTGGTGCGGTAAGGGTAGTTCAGGTGGGCCAACGCCACGGCCGGAAGTCGCTGGGGATCTGCTCGACAAGCAGCAGCGTCCCGCCGGCGTCGAGTTCGATCACCAGGCCGCGTACGACGCCGGCGCACTCAAGCGCCTGGCCCAGGCGGAGGTATGTTATCCCGTCGAGCGGATCCCGGCCGACGTAGCCCAGCCGCTGTCGTGCGGGTGCGGGCCCGTGGTAGATGCCCTCGTCGTCCACGCTCCCGACGACGACGCCGCCGTCGAGCACGTCGTAGCAGCAGTCCGCGCAGTAGTACGTCTCGCGCGTGATGCCGTGCTCGATCGCCCATCCGTACATCGGTGACCATGTCGTGGCGGTCCTGCAGGCCCACGATTCCGCACTGATAGAGTTCGTTTGCCTCGGCCACCAGATACAGGTACTGCTCATCCGCGGCGTACAGCCAGGCGGCATGCTGCCGTATCGCGGCGAGCCATTGGGTGACGCGCTGGTGGTGGCAATGCCTGGGGTCGGAGTAGGACATGGAAATCTCCGGCAGTCGGGTTGGCCGGAAATTATGCTGTATGAATATCCAGTATTCGAGGGCGGCCGACGAGCGGAGAGTGGCGCATGGGAATGCCATAGAAGGGGCTGAAATCATTTCCGCATCTATGTTCTCCCTCCAACTAATCAGCGGCCTCCAGAGACACGAATACGGCTATGATGCGGAAATTATCCACCGTTAACCATTTGAAATTGTTGGGTTTTACTTCGGATTGCAAATCCGTGAACGCCGGTTCGATTCCGACCTCAGCCTCCAACAGGAAAGCCCCGTAGCTCAGTGAGTTACGGGGCTTTTTTCTTTCCTGTCCGGTATTGCTGAAGCAAGTTCCTTGGGGTGCCCCCATAACGCTTTCATACTTTTACGGTCTCGCAACCGCCTCCCTTTCCCGATAACCGCTCCGTAATTGCTACTTTCCCGGAGTGTCCGAGGAGTACCCCAGCACCTGTCACGTTTTCGGCCGTTGCCTGCAATCCAGCCCCGTGCGCGGCTTTCATCTGGACGCAAGATCCGGTCTGGGTCGGTCATCGGCTGGTCGTCATCGAACATGACCAGCCGAGCCGGTCTGTCCTGCCGCCTGCCTTCCGGGCCTCTATCGATCAACCGTTGTGGCGACCGCGAGCGGAAGGCGCTCGGCGGAGGGCCCGTTTCATCTTGCCTTGCGTTTCAAGGAAACCGGCAGGCCCCAGGTCAGGTCTTCCATGCCTGCTTCGCCGAGTATCTCGGTTTTCATCGGCTGGATGCGCGCGAGCACCTGGCGGCCCGTTTCATCCAGCCTTGGCTGCTCGCGATCGATGAACCTTTTCGTCAGTTCCATGGGCGCTGGCCTCATGAAGACCTGGATATCCTGCAAGGCGCACTTGATGTTTTGCGTGTCCACGGCCTTGCAGGTCTTCCTGTCATAGCTCACGGCCGGGGTCTTCAAGTGGAACCGATCGCTGAGCAGGATCTGCCCAGGCTGAATGGTGAAGGACAGCGGGGCATAGGCGTCGGGTATCTGCGCTTGCAGCTTGATGGAGGGAACATCCTCGATCTTCGTGCCTTCGGCCCAACCGGCATCCGAGACCATTTCCCGCTGGCTGTATTGCTGCTCGGTCCAGCCCACGCATTGGCCGGAGGCCATGTGCACGGCGCTGCAGACATTCTGTGTGTAGGTTTTGTCTGCATAGGAGGCGTCGCGCCAGTAGTTCTCCTTCACGAACCGGCGATACAGCACGGCGGACAGGTTCACCGAACCAAGTGGGCTGGCAGCCGGCTGCCCCTTTGGCGCCTTGATCTGGGCAAGGGTGCTGTCGATCTTGTAGTCGATCCCTCCGGACAGCAGGTAGGTTCCCGGCGGGACGATGTTGACCTCGAGGAAGTCCCACAGATAGACGGCTTCCTTGATCTTCTCCAGGTCGTTGTTGGCAAAGGCCTGCATGTAGGCGATCCCGGGCACGTCCTTGTTCTTGAATATGACCCGATGCGAGTAGCTGGAGAGGTCCGTCACGCTCTTGTTGGGCATGAGTGCCGGTACCAGCACCACGGACATGCCTTCGCGGGTAGCCTCATCGATCATGTTCAGGAGCTGGTTGGTGGGGTTCTGCTGGGAGCCGCCGAGTCCGGCGTTGCCTAGGGAGGCGCAGGCTGACAACAGGCTTGCCGGGAGCAGGATCGCGAAGGGGCTCAGACGCCGAGCGATGGTTTTCAT